TCACTCCGCGGAAGAATGACGCGTAAACGTGCGGCGATAGTCTTCAGCACGCGCGAGAGTCCGATAGAACTGGCCGCCCACGCCAACCAGTTCGTGAGTCTCCTCCACGGTCAACCGCGCTTCTATCCGCTCCAACACTGCGGCGTAGGCGTAGAGCACCTCCGTCCAGTCTCCGAATCCCAAATTCTCAGGGCCGGCGGTCACGATCATCTTAGAAACAAACTCGTCCGTATTCACATCGATCCCCAAGAGTTCTTGCTGAGCGCAGCAAGATTCATACCCAGGGTACCACTGGGCATACAATCGAGCTAAGGGTCGGGTGTCACCATCCGCTACGTCTGACATGGGCCAAGACTTGGACTCGCCGCGCAAGCTGCGCAAGGGGATGGCGCCGCGCTAGGGGTTGCTACGGCTGATTTCGCCGAGCCTCGCATCCCGCACCCGCTTAAAGAGCTCAGTGATGCGCGCGTCTAGCGCCCTTCGGCGCCGAGTTTCTAGCTGTAGGCGGCGCAGCTGGATGAAGAGCACAATACAGGCGACGGGAAACGCCATTGCTGAAAGAAGCAAGACCTCAGCGAGTTGAGAGTGCTCATGCTGAATTACAAGGATTCGGATCAGCTCATAGGCATCCGCCCCCACTAAGACCTGATGGCCGACAAGCAAATATGCCACTGTGAGGAATGCGACCTCTCCCCAACCCTCCCATGCTTCTCCGGCTTTAGTCCAATCGCTCGCACGAAACATCGCCTTCTCCCATATGATGTAACCAATTGCTATAGGGGTTTCGTGACGCTATCACAATATCGGGACGGCGGCGTGGGTATTGTTGTCACGCCTTCGCTCCACGACTATTTGCGCAGTTTGCTTCGCCGACCTCTCGATTCAGTTACATCACTATTGACGCAGTGCGTCATATATCCGCTCGCAGGTCAGTCCCGCGACACGGGCACCGTCTGCAATGTCCGCAAACTGCGTAGCTCGGTCGCTAACGCGTCTGAGCATGTAGGCGAGCAGGTCGACGCCGTCGGCCCCTGGCGGGCTTCCGCCGGCAGCGGCGGGATCTCGGCCGCTTGCGGCGCGAGCCAGTGCGTCGGCGCGGTCGCGCAACCTGTTGTGCTCAGTACGAGCGCTAGCAGCACTAGCAACCGCGGCAGCGGCTTGTTTCTTGGCATCATCTCGGGCTTTCTCCACTTCGGCGGTGCGCCGTCTTCCTTCCTCTCGTGCCGCCTCGATGGCGGTCATTTTGGCTTGGGCTTCGGCCAGCCGCTCCTTGTCGCGATCCGAGGCGGCCTTGGCCTCGGACGCGTCGGCCAGCCAGCCGCGAGCCGTCCACGCCGAACCACCTACCACGCCAGCCACCAGCAGCGCGACGACCGCGTAGCCCCTCCACCCTGCCAGCACGTCGGCCGCGCGCGTCAAGGCGGTCATGGAGCCACCTCTGCAACTGCCTGGGCGTAGTTGCGGCCCCACTTGGCGCGAAGCTCTGCGCGCTGGGCGGGTGTGCCGTGGTCGTAAGCGCCGGGCCGCCAGGTGCGCAGATACAACCGCCAGGCGCCCTCTATGTCACCCATAAGCGGCAGCCGGCCTGGGTCGCTCCACAACAGCAGACGGGCCAGGCCGGCCGCCAGCACGTCGTCATGCTCGATGGCGTCCCAGATCGCGCCATCGCGCGCGAGCACGCCTCGGGCCTGGTAGAGGTGGGCAGCCGCGGCGCTCGTTGCCGCATGCAGCCGGACGCCGTGCACCATGCCGCCGCCCCGCTCCGCTTGCCAGAAGCTCTTGGCGGGACCAACCGGCCGCGGCGGGCTTCCGACCAGTTGACGGCGGTCCACAAAGCGACTTTCTTGCAGGCCGATAGCCAGCATCTGGACGCGCGCCGCAGGCGTGTCCATCTTGGCCGGCAACAGTGCCAGCGCGGGATTAACCGCCGTCCGAACAATCGTCTTCAGGTCCACGATCAGCCCTCCCCACCAGGCCGCGCACCAAAGAGCTTTGCGCGTGCTTCGGCCACCCATTCCAGCAGGCCCTTCTGGCGCATCGTCGCCATCCACCGCATGTAGGCGCCCAAGACCCACCAGGCCGGCAGGCCCGCAATCAACATGCTCGGACCCAAGACATAGAACTTCGCCAGCAGCGCGTCGTCACTGCCGGCCCCGTGCTGGGCGAGCCACGTCATAGCCTCCATCAGGCTGGGCTTCCAGGCGATCACGGCCGCAGCCAAACCGGGGCCGAACAGGAACGAACACGCCACGGTCGATACCGTTCGGACCGTGAATTCCCGGGCCGTCCTTGGCGGCATGATCAGTAGCCCGAGAATCGCGGCAATCGCCGCTGGAATGCCGTATGCCATTGCGACCTTCAAGGCCGCGAGGCCTCCCAGCCCCGTAGAACTCGGTTCCATAGTTGCACTGCTCCTGTAGACGGTTCGCATGATTGCCTCCCGTATGGACGAAAAAAAGCCCGCTGAAGCGGGCGTATCACTGGGTCGGTATTTCTCTCGGTTTGACCCGAGGCAGTTCAAGCCGCCCATTCGGCGGATCTACGAACGGAACCGGAAACCGCATCTCGTCGGATGCAAGTTCATCGATGGGGAAGAGAATGGGCACAAGCACCTGACCATCCTGGCGCCGCACCTCGCCAGCGAAGTATGGCGAAGCCGTCGCTTCGCGAGCCAGTGCGTCCCCTTCTGCCAACTGGCTGAAGTCGAATCGCGTTCCGTCGATGATCAGCGCATCGCCGTCGCGCTCAATGTCGGGTACGCGCAGATCGCATATCTGCGGCGAAAGGCTGATGATCATTTGTACCTTCCTGATGCAATGACACGCAGCGTTGTCGAAATGGGAGAAGTCACGCGGAAGGCGACGTAGCTCGACACGATCCCGCCCACCACCAGCTGCACACCTTCCGCAGCCGGATCGTAACCAGCCGCTCCAATCAGCCGGCCATCTGCCCAGAACTCACCTGAGAGAAACGATGCCGGCAAAGTCCATTCCACCATTGTCGCCACACCGGCCACCACGGGCAGGGAATGCTGGCAAGACTGCCAGCCGCCTGGCGTCCTGAATACGGTTCCGTTTGCGGAGGTCGTGACGGTGTCCGTTGTCGCTATCCAGGGGCGCCAGGTGCCTGCCTCCCGACGGCACACTCGAGGCCCTACGTTCCCCGAGTGATATAGCGGGTAAGCCATAAGGCACAGATCGCGGCCGCCACTGCCCGAATAGGGAATCATCTCGATCAGCCAGTAGCCGTCGCCGCCCGGCGCGTTGGGCGCCGATCCCGCAACGAGTTCTCGCCACATCCCGCGACCGGTCATCAGGCTCGGAATAGTGAAGCAATCCCGAGTAGTCGATGCCGCGGGCACGATCCCCCCTGTCTCAAGATCACCGAACCTGACGGCGGCGCCGATCGTTCCGGAGTCGTGAACCAGAGCCATCAGCACGTCAATCAAATGGTTGTACTTGGTGAACGACATGAGCGGCGACTCCCCCCGCCTACCACCCGGCTGTGGCGTGGTCAGATCCACTTTGAGGAGCGAGATATCAGGCATCCTTGGGCCCCTCCTGCACGCCCGTCTCTTGCGGTTTCATCGCGTCCGCGCCCGCGTTCCGGACGATTCTGAGGATTGTCGCGGCCAGGCCGTTGATGAGCTCAGGCGTCAGCCGATTGCCCAAGTTCTGGATAAGCACATCATGAATCTCTTTCTGCATGCCTTGTTTCTTCCTATTGCCAGCCGGTGACGTCAATTACTGCAATGTCGTTCCCTTCGGCCTTTGAATAAAAAACGTTGTTGCGCAACGGCGCCCAACCGAGATACGTACCCAGGTTGTCTTGGATCCGCGAGTAGATCCCGTTCACCCTGGCCGAGTAGTGCTCGCCCCACAAGAAGCTGCTCCACCCGCCACCCGCTTGCGCGTAGCATTGATACCCTCGACGGTTGTACGCGGCGCTGTAAGCCCATTTCCGGCTGGGCAAGCCGGTATAGGTGTAGCCGTCTCGGTAGCCGACACCAGTCCCATCTGAATTCCAGTACCGCGGGATGGTGAACGTGGTGTACACATTCATCGGGCGGGCCGTACTCATGAAAATGTGCCTTCCATCCTCCGACCAGATGTCAATCGGCCCACCGGTTACCCAGGGCCTATCGAACACGTAGTATTCACAGGGACCGCCAACAAACACGGCTGTGTAAGTACCATTGCCATTCATCAGCAAGTGCCGAAGCGTGCCGAACTCCCCCAAGGGCCGAAAGAACACTACCGGCTCGGCGGCAGCGAACGTGATGCTGGTCCCCACGCCCATATGGCGCAGAAACATGTTCACGTTCTTGCTATCCACGATCAGATTTCCCACCTCGTCATAGAGCACAATCGCGGCGTCAGCCATAATCACTCCAGCCCGTAATAGACGCGAACGGAAGCCCTCGCTTCATTCGGATTCTCCATAAATTCCCACGAAATCACGGCGCCGTTTCTCTTGATGATCGGAAGGTTGAGGCCACCATGAATTGCCGAGCATACGTACCAGGATTTCGGCAGTCCAAGGGTTGGGATGCTGTTGTAGCTATCCACGGTGCCGGTATCGAAGCTCCCGAATTGGCGAGCCACCTTCGTTCCAAACTGGAAGAGTGGGATGCCGTTCTGATCCCAGATTTCTAAAGGGACAACCGCCATCTATACCCCTCCAAACCTTGCTCCAAGCTGCCCGTTTGGGTAGTAGTAGCGCATCCCCTTGTTGGAAACCTCTGTACGCGAGCCGTCGGCCTCCGTGCCGTTGAATGACATCAACCCCGTTCTCATGTTGATGTTCAACACGGGCACCCCCCATGGATTCACAGCGTCCGACTGGAGGTTGTCGACGAACTTCGCCGAACCGAGCGTCCCATTCTTGATGTAGGCGGTATCGAAATAGGCCGTGTCATTCACCACGTCAAAAACGAAAGGCGTATGCAGCCTGCCATTCAACGACGTGAGAAATGCCACGGTGTCAGCCATCACCAGGAATTCGCTGCGGCTTTGGCCGTTCTCGCCAATCGCCGCGCCCAGCGCAACACCCGCCTGCACAACACGCCCATCCTGCCGCACTTGGGCCTTGAGCATCCAGTTCGAGCTGAGCGCAAGCTTCGTGGTCTCGGCCAGCAGGCCAGCGCTATTTGCAGAATCCTGCGCATTGACCGCGATACCCCGCGTTTCCTGCAAGGTCGCCTCGTTCGTGCCCACCCGGCCACTCAGCACCAGCATCTGCTGCGCCGTTACGGCACTCAGGTTCGCAGTGACAACCAAGTCCTCACGGATCACGGCCAGATTGCCGTTAACCTGCGCAGCGAGCGCGGTCGTGCGCCGGGCCTCGCGGTAGTCGCCCTCGTTGATGACAGACGTAGTCGAAGCGGTGCCGACAAAGCTGCGATCGTCATCCCCGGCGAACCACTTCTGGTCCAGCACGTCGTCGCCGGACAGATCGCCGATGATGTCCTCTAGAACGTCATCGGTCACCCCTGCCTTGATTTCCTCAATCAGCCCAGGGGCGAGTTGGCCCGCACCAATCTGGCCCTCCATGTAGCTCAGCAGTACGGACGGATCGGAAGTGGATTGCCCCCGCACGCCTAACTCACCGGGATACCAGGGGCCAGGCTGATCCGCGTCATCGCGGACGCGTGCCCAGAAGTACATTTCCTGGCTGTTGCGCAACCCTGTGAGCGAATGGGAGGTTTGCGGGTGGCTGAACGTACCGAGAGGAGACGCCGCGGTGAAGTCATTGGTCAACGACCGATAGATTTCAATCGCGCGCAGATTGATACCAGACGGCCATACCCAGTGCAGGTCAATACCCATCACCTGGCCGCTCGCAGTGAGCGAGGTAAGCTTGGGCGGCGGCAGCATGGTGGCGCTGATCTGCCCTTGCCACGTCTTCCATGGCCCAGGCAGCGTACCAATGCCTCTCGCCCGAACCCACCAGACGCCCATTGACAGCTGAGCCTTCAAGCTCGGTTCAGCTACCGTACCCAGCTGCATCCAGGTCGTGCCCTGATCGTTGCTCGCCTGGAACTCGTAGGCCGTGGCGCCACGCGCCGGCGTGCACGAAATCTGCTGAACGCCGGTAACGGCCGTGGCGAACACGGTCACCTCGTTCACCACCGGCGCGCCAGGCTTGTTGGGCAGGAGCGACGGCGGCGGCGGTGGCGGCACATCGCCGCCGAGCTCGGCCGTATGCACCGAGTCGGCGTAGTTGACGAACGTCAGCGCTACCCTTCCGTTCTCATCCGGCGTGGCAGACAGCGCGAGCGTGTTGAGTGCCCGCTTTTCTCCTGGGCCAAACTGGTAATACGTCGGCTCCTCGGTATCACCGGAGGCAATTTCGACGTCCACCGGCAGAGCGCTGGCCAACACCGCCGAAAACTCATCCTCTCCCTGCGTCACCAAGAACGGCCCGCGAACAGTGCCGTCCAGCATGCGCAAGCTCAGGTAGTGGTTCTCGCCGGCCCACCACTCCAATGGCTCAGACATCGTGAGAATGCGCGCAAAAGGATTGTGGCCCCGCACGAACCCTGATAGCCCCCACTTCGGCACGTCGTGCGTGATGGCCACCAGATCAAGATACTTCGGCAGCAGACCATCCAGCTCAGAGGAGAGATTGGGGAACCGCCGCTGGTCGCGATTGGCTGCGGCCATGCTGATGCCTTCCTGCCACGCCTGCTTTCGTTTGGTGCAGCCGAACAGCTCGACAGTGAAGGGGCGTTCCTGCGTGCCTCCAGGCAGGACACATGGCACATCCACTGGCTGCCATGTCTCCTCATCGATATAGGACACCACCACATGATCGGGGCTGTCCGATTTCATGAACTTATAGTCCACGGAAAACGACTCGGCCACGATATTCATGGGCGTGAACATCGCCGTCGGCACACTGCGCGGCTCATTGCGCACGATGTCGATCACACCGGCGTAGTACATGGGCTTGGCACGACCCACCCGCGCGATCTTGGTCAACGCATCCCAGAACGTGGTGGTCGTGTCGAACACACCATTGAACTCATCGCCGCGGCTTTCCCACACCTGCGCCAAGCGGTAGAGCTCGTACAAGTTGATGCGGCTGTCCGCCAGCCCTCGCCCATACTCCTTGTTCGTGCACGCATCAGCAATCGCCCAGGCGGGATTACGCGTTGCCTTAGTGGAAAGCGACCAACCATCTACCGGATTCCAGCTCTTGAGCTTGCGCGTTGCGATCACGTTGACGCGACGCGCCGTCGACTGGTTCAGGTTGTTGGTCGCCCGCATGACCACCGCCAGCATGGTCAGATTGCCGTAGGACTGCCTCGGCGGCAGATAGGCACGCATGCCGGACCATTGCAGTACGTTCCCATACCGGGTGTCCGTCTGCTTGTTACTCGTGCGCTGGGCACGCACCTGGTAGCGCCCCTCGGGCACGTCATAGCGATAGGTCTTGGCCTGAGGTGTAGCCGTGGACGCGCGATAGGACTCCATGCCCAATAGGAACCACTCGCCCACCGGACTGCCAGCGTTGTCGATCGCCTGCGCCTGAACATCCCAGGTCACGGTGAAAGGATCCAAGTCCCCCTTGTCGTCGGCCCGATACAAACCTGCCGGGAAGGCGATATCTATGGCAATCCTGTTGGCAAGTGAATCTGCCGGATTGGCGACGAACGGTCCGACCGCACCGCCGCCGGTCTCATTCGGCCCCTTCAGCTCCAAGCCTTGAACGGCGTTGGACGTGACCACGTTATCCGGGAAAAGCGTTACCTTGCCACCAGGAGGGATAACCTCGTACCGCACCTCACCGAAGTTATCCATCGGGGTATCTTCGATAAGCCGCTGCTCTATCTCAATCTCCCCCTGGCTGATAGCCAGGAGCTGGTAAAGATATTGCTGGTTTCCATCCAGCTCGGTGTATGGCTCGGCGGCGAAGTCGGGATACACACGGAAACGTCCGTACAGCACGGGGATCGCCTCAAGCAGGCGCGCACGATTCCCCTGGGCGTTAATGCCATAGGTCGGACTGGCCTGCTCCCGGCCGGAAGCGAGATTGGCCGTTGGCGGTGGCAACACAGCATTGAGCAGCAGGTTGCCACCAATCATGATGCCCGCCGACATCGCCGTCGCGGCTCCCGCCTGCAACCCTATCGCTCCCGGCACCCACATGGAAGCCACGACCAAAGCCACCTGCAACAGCGTCCGCATGGGATTTGAGCCGCCATTGCCCCCATCACCAGGCAGGTAGAAGACCGCAACGACGTCGGACGAGCCGATGCGCCGCGCCCATTGCGCTTGCAGCACGTACTCCCCATTCACCTGCACCACGAAGACGTGGTTGCGCACCAGCTTTTCGCCACGGCCGGTCACCGCGCCGCGCGCCCTCAGCATCGTGTCGATGCGCGTGCCGGCGCGAACCGCAACCAACTCACGGCTCAATTGCGGCCGGAAGGGGTTTTCGCAGAAGAGAACTTTAGGCATAGATCCGGTAAAACTGACATCGCCCGAACCCCATGATTCGGAGTTCGCGCATATGAGTGAAGATGACGCCGCGGCCTCGCATGGCATGCAGCACGCCACCGCCATCGATGTCCAGGTAGATGCCAACGTGTGGCTCACTGCCCTCGCGCATCAGCACGCCATCGCCATGCGCCGGCGTCGAGACGATTTCCCATTCGCCCGAACGCAGCTTCTCAGCATGTAAGGCGCGCGCCTCATCGCCCAGCACACAAGCCGGGATGCCGCCGCCGAAATGGGTCAGGCGTACCGCTCGCAGCAATCCCCAGCAATCGTAGGCCTCCGGCCCCGTAGCACCCGCCTCCCACGGCTTCCACAGGTACTCGGCAACTTGATCGGCCCTCATCGAACCAGCCCCGGAAAGCGGCTGGCCAGGTACTTGAGGCCCGGGAAGGCTGCGTTATGCACGTCATCCAGCGTGGCCGTGCCAGTGATCCGCAGGCCGGCGACATTGACGTTCGTGAGTTCCATCATGATGGGAGGGTCCATGCCAGGCTTGGATAGATCCGTGGACACGAAAGGCCGATAGATCATTACGATCGGCTCGCTCGGCGTACTGACGGCTGCCTCCAGGTGCGCAATCACTTCTTGCGCAACGCCGTCCAACGTGAGCTTCATCTGGGGGTCCTGATCTTCTTCGAACCCAGGCAGCGAAAGGCCAAATGCGGCCTTGATGAACTCCACGTATTGGCCACCGTGCAAAGGGGCATCGCCCTCTAGCCGGGCCGAGATGTTCTCGTAACCAAGCACCACCCGTATCGCCGTGGGCAGCCCCTCATCGTTCACGAACTTCGAATGCAGCACCTCCAGCGTGTCGAACACCACTCGGTCCTGCGGCGCGCTGGCGTAGGCTTCCTTCACAGCCTGATCAAAACTCATCTGAACGCCTTGAAATAGAAAAGGCCCGCCGAAGCGGGCCCTGAAACTGGCTTAGTGAATTGCTAGTCGGTGTTGAGCTTCTCAAGGGTTGCGGACAGCTTCCACAGCGGCCTATTCGAAATTCGATCAGCCTTAGGAGCGCTCACAAAGCGCACCCGCGCTTTCCGGATACCCCGCTCATCGGCAATGGTCATGAGAAACCAAGACGTCCAACCATTTAGAGATCGCTCACAGAATTCGCAGTAAGCCGCATACTGGGATCCATCAAGAAGGAGATTTGCCGTCACTTGTACCGGATACACGCGAAATCGCCTTCTGTGCCGCGCGAGCCCGCTATCCATCTGCGTCCGCTGGAAAGGAGATTGCGGCGCAAGGGATATATCTGCCTGCGGGAGACCCGCAGGCCATTCAAGAAGTGCCATTTGCTCATCCCAATTTTGGCCGTAGTCCAAATCGCTTTTCGATCGATCGGCCAACGACCCCCTGGCCGGATGAAATGTCATCAGCGACCTGCCGCCGAATTTGCTTGAAGATGATGTCCATAGAAATACCTCCGCCGGCATCCTGGCGCGCCTGTACCTCCGGGGTGGATGGTGCTCCCACTACTCGCACGTCAATATTGACGTCACCCGCAGCTCGGTCTTGCTGAAACCTAGGAGAAACCGCGCGAACGCCGAGACTGCCATCAGAAGCACGCTGCAGGGGCATGATTGCTTCAGGGCCGGCCTCAGCAAATACCCCCGCCCCTTTCGCAAATGCGAATAGCTGCGGAGAGTTGTAGACCCCGCTCGAATAGGCCGACAAACTAGGTGACTCATAGGCACCTCCTTTGGCGTGTGGAACCGCCCACCCATTCGATGAAATCAGCGCGCCTATACCATCGCCTCCGGCGGCCTGAACACCACTGGCATAGTTTTCGGTACCTGCCGCCGCGCCAAATCCCGAACCCAACATCCCCGAAAGGGCCCCGAATACCGGTGACAAGCTGGCTCGCATTTGCATCCGCAGGACTTCGTAGATGAATGTGTCCGCCAGATTGCCGATATCGATCTTTCCCTTCTGGACAAACTTCGCCAATCCATCAGACAGTCCGCCGAAGAGCCCTGTGAACGCCTGATGTGCTTGGCCCATCATGTTGGCAGCACCGTCCACCCAGTCGTTGACGGCCAAGAGCGCACCATTCTTCCAATCAGCCTGGATGGCGACACGCTGCTGCATGTAGGCGCGCTCACGCTCGACCTGGGCCAGCATGGCCGCATCGATCTTGGCGAGGCCCTCCTGATACTGCGAGGAATCCAGAGCGCGCGCACCGCCTTCGCGCAGCACCTTGTCGGTAAAGCCGTCTCGGAGTCGGCGAAAACGATCCTGCGCCTGGTTGATCGAATCGACCAGAGCGCGATCGTTCGCCCCCAGCGTCATCGCGTTTATCTGACGACTGGCCTGCTGGTCACGCGTCCCCTGATAGTTCTCGATATCGAGCTGAGTAGCCCGCAACGCTCCGCGGATCTTCTCCTGGTACTTCTCGATATCGGTGGCCTCTTGCTCCTGGGAGCGAACGATCTGGGCCTCAAGCTCCTTTACGCGGCCAAGGTATCGTTCCCGCTCTGCAAGCTGCTTCTTGCCTCCGGCGATCTCCGCCTGCTTGCGAACTACCTCCAGCTCATCCTGCAGGGCTGCGCGCTGTGCTTCACCGCGCCGGTGGATGAATTGCTCTTCCGATAGCAGGCCACGGGCACGCTCGCCCTCCAGGCGCGTGGTTTCCCGTCGAAGCTCTTCCTCGCGCAAGCGCGCCTGCGCTTGCATCGCGGCCAACTGAGCAGATATGCCGTTCTGCCCTGCCGCCGAGGCGTCTTTGTCTTCGAATCGCTTTCTGGTGGCAGCTTCTCGAGCGCGGATAGCGGTGGCGGACACCCGATCATCGTTCGGGTTGGTCGCGCGGATGCTCGCCTCGTTTCGCGCGTTTTCTTCAAGAGCCTTTTTCAGCTGGCGCGACTTGTTCGCCGCGTCGTCTAGAGAATCAAGCGCTTTGGCGGCCGCTATCGAGGCAGCATTGGCGGCAGCATTGAGCCCTCTGACTTGAGCTGTCGCGTCCTCCACACCCTTTTGACCCTGGAGCGACGAGAGCTCTGAGCGATCTGCAGTTAGGTTGATCTCGGTGCGGCGGCGGTTAACATCGGAGAGGGCGCCCCGTTCCAACCGCTGCTCACGCTGCCGAATTCGTTCCTCGACCGCCTTAATTTTCTCGTCGAGCGACGCGTCTCGGTCAAACGCCTTCATTGCCTCCCAGGCGCCCGATATTTCTCCCTTCAGCCCCTTCCAGGCGCGTTCCAAGGCGCCCACTTTCTGGGTAGCCTCGGTGCCGAGATAGTCATGCAGCGCCCTCGACGTCGCCTGCATGGCAGCTTCACGGTTGCCACTTTCCTCCAGCGTGCGGATGTAGTCCCACTGGGCGAGCGACATGAAGTTCATCGAGCGGTTGTGCTCTTCCGCCCATTTCGTGACGCCATCCGGCATCCGCGCAAAGTCCTTGGAGATCTCGTCCATGGACTGACCGGAAGCGCGCTGCAGCTCCACCATCGTGGCGCTCAGGCTAGAAATCGTGTCCTTGGATACCTGCCCGGTGGCAACGAGAGCCTCCACCGCCTGACGCGCCTTACCTAGGCCACCGCCTGAAACGCCCGCCACTGCCGCAGACATCTCGCGGACATTCCCGGCCGTAACGCCCGCGTAGTTGCCGGTAAGCCGTATGGTCCGGTTTAGCTTCTCAGTCTCCTGACTTCCCTGATACGCCGCGACGCCAAAGGCCACGGCGGCGCCAGCAAGAAGCGTCCAGGGGTTAACCATACCCATCAGGGTGGAGCCAAGCGCACGCGCAGCGGGAGCGATCCCACCAAACATATCTTTCAGCTGGCCACCCTGCTGCAGCATCACTGTCATGGGCTGCTGACCGCTTTGCAGCGAAACTACGATGTCCGTAATCTGTGCGGGCACACCGCGCAGCGCCGCTGCCGTCTGGGCGGCCGACATTCCATGCTTGTTCAGGGCCGCCGAGCCCGCATTGAGCGCTGTTTCCTGCGCTTTCAGTTGGCCGATCATCGGTGCGGCCTGTGCCGCGACCCCAAGTTCCGCCGCACGTAACTCCAGCAACTGGGACCGGGTCTTGCCCGCGGCCTGCGCTTGGCGCTCCAGACTCTGCAGGAACCTATCACCAGCGGTCGCATATGCCTGGGCACCAGCGGACGCAGCATTGACCGCCAGGGACATCTGGCTGGACGACGTCCCCACCCTATCCGCCGCGGCAGCCGCGCGAGTCAGCGAAGCTTCGGTGGCCGCGGCAAACTGCGCCGACGCAGCACTGCCAGCTCCGTACGAACGCAACAAGTCCGCCTCGTCGCCGGTCAACCGTACGGCAAGGATCTTCTCGTTCATATATTTTTCCGGCGTTGCGCCTACTCGTTGCCTTCAAAGACCTCAAGGGCGGCTTGCTCCATCGCCCTGAGTTCCAAGAACATTTCGCGACGCCCTGGCCGCCCGACATCCAACAGCCTGAGCGTGGATTCCACCTCGGTCGCTGGGATGCCGACTCGTACAGGCGTGCCCATCCCGGGTGCGACCCACATCCAGCTGCGCCCGAGTGCCAGGAATGCCTCTACTGTTGGCCAGTTCTCAGGCCATACCTCGAATACTTCGTCTTCAGACGGTGAATTTGGACTCGCAGCGTCCAAGACCTCCGACGGCGCCCCCGCCGCCCTCAATGCCGCCAGCACCTGGTCGTCGGCCACAAACCCGCCGCTTGACGACTTGCCTCCTCCGGCCCAGTACCTGGCGGCCTCGATCAGTTTTTTTTCTTCGCTCCCTCGTGGGCGCCGAAAAATCCGTTGAACAACGGGATGACCAGCTCCGGCCAGTCGTCGAGCAAAGCTTCAAGCTGATCAACGCTGTAGGTGATGGACTCACCACCCCCGCCTTGAACGCCCAGCCAGCTGGCCATCTTGTCCTTCAAGAAGTCGATATCGCTCGCATACTGGTAAACGGGGGCACGGGTACCGTCCGGACGCTGCAACGGCTTCAGCCCTTGACCGGCGCGCACCTGATCGGTCATCCCGTCACGCAAATCTGCCAGCTGCTGAGGCGTATGACGGTGGTACTGGGCGATGAATTTGATTTCCATCGGGTTGCCATTGGCACCGTTGACGATGACATCAATGGGCATGGCGGCAACCGGGCGCTTGGTGACGACAAAAGACATGTGTGGCTCCAAAATGAAAAATGCCCGGACGGGTCCGGGCATATCTAGGTCGTGTGGAAAGTAGAAGGTGTGCCTACGGCACTACTTGACGATGATTTCCAGCTCGTCGTTGCCGGCGGCGCCGGGGTTGATGTTCGTATCCAGGTTCAGCATCGCCACGCCTTCCTGGTCCGAGTACGTCGGATTGGTCATCTGGGCTGTGCTGGCCTTGATTTCGATGATGTGGCCGGCAGTCACCCCATGGGTGATCGACAGTGCTGTGCCGGCGCCGGACAACACCATGGTCGGCCAGTCCAAATCCGCGATCCGCGGCAGTTCCAGAACGAGTTTCCCTGTCGGCTTGCGGTCCGTGATCTCCGCTCCCTCGCAGCCGATGAGCGAGCGCCAGACCAACTGGTTCGCCACGTCGAAGGTCATGGACTGCAAGCAGCCCGAAAAGGCGCCGAGCGACCACGCCGGCGTGTTCTCCTTGTTTACCGCCTTCGGGATCTGGAACGAGCTGAAATCCACGCCTGCGGGCATGGCGCCGTCCGTGATCGGCACATAGGCGCCCATGAATCGATAACGCAGAACCGGGATGCTCTTGGCCGTCAGATCGAAAGCGACCGTCCCCCGGGCATCCACGATCTTGTGGAACAGGCCGTCCAGGAAGTAATGCAGGGTGATCAGTTCAAAATCGGTCGACACCGGCAAATACCGTGCGTCTGTTCCTACCGTGACCGTCTCAGCGAAGCCGCTGGCGCGCAGAAGAGGCCCCCACGCAGGCGCCTTGCCCGCGGTGCCTGCTCCTGCGAGTTCCACTTCGAATTCGAGCTGGGCATACTGCGTGGTCGCGATTTGCCCGGAATTCCCCATGTAGGGCCGCAGGAGTTCGCGTTCCACGAACTCTGCCGACAGAGGCGTCGCCGTCAGGCTTCGGACCAGCACCGCGTCCGTGGCCGCGGCAGGCTGAGCGGCAGTGCCGGCCGTGGTCTGCAGTTTCGCCAACACGACGGAATTGCGAGTTTTCTTTGCCATCATGGGCTCCAAGAATGAAGGCCCAATAAGGGCCAGATTGATAGCGAGACGGCCCTATCGGGCCTGGCAGCCTGAGCAGGGTTCGGTCCGCTCGATCAGAATTCGCTCGCCGGTAGCCGAATCACGGAGATAGCTCCCGCCGCGGCCATGGTGTTCATCGATCTGGGGCCCGGTCACCGCCTGCGCAGGCTGGGCGATATCGGTACTCACCGGATCGTCGGCGACTGATTTCCTTTCTTTGTTCATGCTTCTCCGATAGTTCAGGCGCTTAGGGAGTGCTCATCGGTTTGGTAGGTGATGCGGTAGCGCTTGTTCACAATCTGCCGCCGCAGGTCGCCATTGACGTACTTGGGCTCATCGGTCCCGAACTCGGCAACCTCGACCACGTTGGGGCCGGCGTATGCCATAACGACGGGGTGGGCCTGCTCGAACACCGCCTCTGCGAAGGCCTGATGGTCATCGCCTGCTGTGTGAACGAGGACATGGATTTCACGTACGCGGGTGGCGCGCGGCGGGTGAATGCTCTCCACCGACTCCCCGCCCAACTGCACGGAGATCACCATCGGATCCTCTCTGGCGATTGCCCGTACAGGCGATGCCTCGACTTCGGCGGGGAATCCGGGCGCCGCCTTGAGGGCGGCACGGAGGTCCACCACGTATTGCATTGCCAGCGTGGTCATGGAAGCTGCTCCAGCATCGCGCGCGACCAGAAGCCGTCGCCTACCGCGGTCGGCTCCTGGCGGACTCGGTACCGGACGCCCCCGATTTCCACCTGACTTTGGTACGCAAGGTCGGGGACGTCGGCGGTGGTGTACTCGATCTCGTAGTCGGTCGAGTGCACCAGGTCCCCTTCGTCGATGACCTGCGGGCGGTCGAACCGAACCTTGAATGGGACGGGAGGCTCCGTATCCAGCAGCAACGCCGGCTCGCGCAGACCCACCGCATCGAAGGCTTCGTCGAACACGGAGTTATCCCATTCCATGGCTTCAGGTGCCCATCTTCAGTTTGATGATGGCCTTGGGCCGCGTCGGCAGATGCAGCGGATTGGACTGGCTTTCGATCTCAAGCCCCTTCCCGAACGGCAACGGCTCGACCCGCGTGTAATACGGCAGGCCATCGGTGTTGACCGTTTCCATATAGTCGGCCGGCGCGAAGCGCGTGATGAAGAAATCGGACACGCCATCGGGAAAGGCGTAAGCCTCCTCGTCGCCGATGAAGGGAGCGCCCCCTAGCTTGCCGCGGTAGCGTTCGTAGGTAATGCCGCCGATCTCGAAGGAGTCGGCCGGTTTGCCCCGCAGTTCGGCTGCTTGCGCGGTATTCAGGTACGTCTCGCGTACGCTCTTGTGGTTGATCAGCGTCTTCCAGAAGTCCTTGCCGCACAGCGCGCGAACGCCGCTGGCTGGGGTGGCGCCCAGGGCATCCTCGACCAGATCCACGACGTCGTCCGATTTCTGGCGAACGAGGGTGGTTGCGCTCGTGAGTTCCATCGGGAATTCCTGCTGGACGATGCCGAAGGAATGGTAAACGTCGAGCAACACCGAAGTGCCGTCGGCATCCAGGATCTGCCCCTTGATGCCGCCCACGCGCTGATATTCGTGCGTCAGATCGAGTTGCTGGCGATGCTTCCTCTGGTACTTGGCAACCCGCGCCTCGGCCGATTCCAGCTCCGATTGGCTCCCGAACGCGCGGATGCCCTGGATTTCGTCGGCCAGCATCGTGGAACGTTGCGGCAAGTGCACGGTGTTGAACGGAATCAGCTTGCGGCCGGTCAGGACGACCGATTGACCGACACCACCACGGGGCTTGGCGGACACCAGACCCAGTGTCTGGCCGTCGTATTCGATTTGCACCACGGTGGAGGAAACGCCCTCTTCCGAGTAAAGGCCGAGCTTGCCGATGCGGCCCGGGATGCTCTCCAGCTCGTTGATGGCGGCGGTCAAGGCGGAAACCGTGAATTTCTCGTCTTGGAAGATATTGATATCGGCCATGTCAGGCTCCAGAAATAGAAACGGCCGCCCGGAGGCAACCGCGAATGTTGGATAGATGGAGTTGTGTTGGTGGGATCAGCGGACGATGATGCCAGCCGACTGCAGGGCAACGCGCGCCGGCGCATCCAAGCCGACAAGCAGCACGCCCGCCAGTTCCGCGTCACGCGCGATGACGACGATCTGCTGATCATCGTCGGACACCGGGGCATTGCCGTACAGCACGGCGTCGGCGGTGATCGGCGCGCCGGGGTCCGCCCCCGGGCCGGCGTAGGCGGCATATTTGCCGTCGTCGCCCAGCGTGAGCAATTGCCCTGCAGCCAGGGCGACGAGGGTGGCAGCCAAGATTGCGTTTTCGCGCGAACGCTGGCCGTTGGCTTCGGAGAGGATGAAATCGGCCGTTCTGGCCTGTTGATGGATGAAAGGCATGGTGCTGACTCCTAGTGGGCAGAGAGGGCTTTTCGTTTGGCGTAGATCGCCTGGGGATTCGGCCCGCTCTGCTTCTGGGCCGATGAATTGGTGGGAGGTCGGTTATTGATAGAGTCGCCCGCATCGGCCACGACATGCTCGAACAGGCGCGCACGCGCCTGGTCTACCGTGAGGCCCGCAGACACGAAAGCGGCAGCCTTCTCAGGCAGCTTTGCTGCCAAGCAGATGCCGGCGATCTCTTTGGCTTGCGTGACCCGTTGATCCGCCAGTTCAAGACTATCCAGCGCACCGCTGAGCAGCACACCTTCCGCCAGATCCGCAATCCCCTCTTGCCGGCAGGACGCATAGACACGGGCGGCCAGCGCAGATGCCGTCGGCGCATCCGCCGGAGGAGCCGGGGACGGCTCGGGCTCGGGCTCGGGCTCGGGCTTCGGATTGGGCGCGGGCTCGGGGTCGCTCTCTTCCAGGGACTTGAGCATAGCTTTCACGTCGTCAGGCAGATTCTTGTGCTTTTGCAGCACAGCAGCCGCACTATCCGACATCTGCAGACGCACGGGCTCCTCGATCAGGTCGCAAAATCCCAACGCCTGCGCTTCGAGCGCAGACATCCACGTGGTCGCGTCCATCATTTCGATGATCTTGTCACTGTCCAGTCCACTCTTACGGGAGTAGGCTGCCACCACGCCGTCTCGGATCCGATCCATCATTTCTGCAGTGGTGCGCAGATCCTCGGCCGTACCGCCAGTGATGATCCAAGCGTTGTGGATCATCATCTGCGTATTCTCGGGCATGATCGTTGGCTTGCCGGCCATCGCGATCAATGAGGCCGCGGAGGCGGCAACGCCGTCCACTCGCGTGGTTACCCGACCGGCGTACCGATGAAGCGCGTTGTAGATTGCAAACGCGTCGAAAACGTCGCCCCCAGGGCTGTTCAGCGACACCAAGATGTCGGCACCACCTGCCGCTGCTGCGTCCAGTTCTGCGACGAACGCTTCGGCCGTAGTTCCCCAGAACCCAATTTCGCCATAAATGCGAATCTCGACCACGGGCTTATCCGCCTGCGCAATGACGCTGATCGAATACCAAGCCTTCTTTGCCATATTGGCTCCATTCATTGATTGAGAGGGTCGGGGCTGCCGCCCCCTTCTGATCCCGTCGCCTTACCGGCGCTGGTCGTATGCCGAGGATCGCTATCGAACACAAAGCCCTCGGCGTCGGCTGTTTCGTTGTCGGCGCGAATCTCCGCCGCAATGTGGTCTGGATCGTCGCCCTTCTTGAGGATGATTGACGACCGGCTGGAAAAGCCGCTTCGCACCGACTCCTTGTCGGCCTGCGCGTCCTGCACGGGGTTGAAGTACGGCCATCCCTGGGGCACCCACAGCACGCGCAACCATTCACGGCGGCGGCGGTGGAAATCCGGCATGGGGAAGGTGCCGGAAAGCGCCAGGGCGTCGATCCAGGCATTCCAGACGGGGCGGCAGAGCTGATGGATCACGCAGTGCCATTGGTATTGCTCGATGAGCCGGTGAAACTCGTTGACCACCACTCGCAGCGTTCGATCGCTGATACCGCGCAGGTCGCCTGTTGCGATTTCATAAGGCACGCCGACAGAGGCAAACGCCCCCATCAACTGCTGCCGCATAAATCCCTCGTAGTTGTTGCCGGCATCTGGCGGACTGGAGAATGTCACCTCTTCACCTGGTGCCAGCTCCTGCATCGTGCCCGGCTCCATGGAGACGAGCGGCGTGCCGTCGTCATCGAACTCATAACCGTCCGCCTCGCCCGTAAGAGGGTTATTCGGATCGGCATCGGGATCCGGTTTGGTGATGAAGCCCGCGAAGAGGTTTGCCACCTCCTGCCGGTACATGACAGCGTCGTCCAAGTTGTCGATGGACTTCAAGCGGAGCAGGACGGTAGCCAGAGCAGTCACCCCCCGTACCTGCCCGGGCCGCAACATTGGATAGGCGTGGATGACCTGCTCGGCTGGCACCCTGACCGTATCCTGCCCAGCCGCGTTTCGGCCGAATTCGCCAGGATGATGACGCCACATGTGATAGGCAGTGCGCCGCCCGATAGCATCGAACTCCACGCCATTCACGATCTCGCCGCCGTTCGGCAGGGTAAGCGACCGCTCGACCGGCAGCTGGTCCCCCTCCATCTGCTGCAATTGCAGAGGTACGGACAATCCGTCCTGAGGTCGCCGAGCGCGCAAACGGAACAAGGTCTCACCATCCTGGAAGATGCTGCGCACAGCCAGGGCCTGCATTCCGTAGAAGTCCAGCCTGCCGTCGGCATCGGCCTCCTGCACCCAGTCGGCCCACAGTTCCTTCAGCGCCCGTCGGACGTTGGGGTCCGGGTGCTTGGGGTACGGCTGGATCCCCGTGCCGACCACGTTGGATACCCAGCGTGTGGTCGCAGTCAATGCCCATGGATCATTGCGCACGGCGTCGCGCGCGCGGCGACGCTGCAGACCCAGGTTCTGCGTCGCCGCGGCGTTCGGCCCCGACCCCGAGGGATTCCAATTTCGGGCCCTGCTGCCCGTGGCGCTTCCGCTTTCGTAGCTGCTGCTCATCTGCGCGCTAAGGCGACGAGGCACAAGCAGACTGGAACCACGATGTTTCAGATAGCTCATCGGATCCCCTTGCCGGCGTTGCGCAGCCTGAACTGCCGCGAGCGCCCCTTTCCTTTGCTGAGTTCCCGCTCCACATGGGCGCGGGCGCGCATCAATTCGTCCGTGCTGCGGAAACGCACGCGCTTGCCGTCGTACTGGACCTCCAATTGGCTGTTCGCTATCGCGCGATCCAGCCGTTCCAGGTCCGCCTGGGTGTATGCCATGACCTTGCCTTATTGGTTTCTGTTCTGCGGCCTACCTGCGCCCCCGGAGGTAGCTGGAAGCCGCCACTCGCCGGCGCGCCGGCTTGACGGCCGGCCCGGCACGCGCCGCTGGCGCCACTGGCGCGGCCTTCGCCGGGGCGGCCGGCCGCGTGGTTGACGGCGGCGGCGCCTCAGCCTCCTCGTCCCGCGGTGGCGGCAACGCATCAAGCTTTTCCGCCATGGCATCCCACCAAGCGTCCGACTTGCGAGAAAGGCCAAGATGCTCCGCCACCCATAGCGCATACACCGCGCAGTCCAGTGCTTCGACGCGCTTGCGCAGCGCCGTCCACAGCGTACGAACTCCGGTCGCCGTCTTGCGCGACACCCGCGCTTCGCCTGAGAACTGCCGGAACCATTCGTCCGACAAGTCCTCCGAAAGGTGGACATAGCCCGGGCCCGGCGTCTCGATAGCCAGGCGACTGTGCAGCAGATCCTTGGCCAGGTTCGTGCCGACGTGCCACAGGATCACGCCCTTCTTGATCCGCTTCCCTCGCCAGTCGATATCCACCTGGCCGGCGCCATCCTTGATGGCCTTCTCACCGAAGGGGCGACCGCGGACGGCAAAGACCCGGCGCGCCTTGTTGCGGCGCGCGAAATCGTAGACCGCATTCGAATGGTGGCCGCCGCTGTCAATGGCCGTGGCGTAGATACTCATCTGCTGGCCGCCTTCATGCTGGAAGCGCCGCTCGAACAGGTAAGCCGCCACGTTGGACCAGACCTCGTCCTCCGCCGGGTTCCCGTGGAATATCTGGTGATCGACGGTCCACATTTCTCCGCCGCGACCGAATCCCCAGACGCCAACCTCCACCCGATTGCCCTGGGTGTCGCAACCTGCGAGCAACAACGAACCGCCCATAGGAACGAGGTTCTCGGCCAAGCCTGGAAGGCGATAGGCCTCGATCTCGGCGCGCCGCTTCAGCTCGTCCGCCTCGATCTTCTCGACCTCGCCCTCCCAGGCCTGGCCCAGGGTGGTGTTCCAGAAGGTCTTCAGCGGCTCGTCATCGCCCAGCTTTGCCTTGGCGTAGGCCTCCAGGAACTCACGGACCAGCTTGGCCCAGCTAACCATTGGGCTGTACGCAGTCCACACGTGGAAAGCGACGCGCCGATGAGCCGGTATTACCTCGCCAGCCGCGCTACGGAAAACTCCGTCGCGGTCGATGGTGGTGCCGTCCGAACCGCACCAGAATCCAGATTCCGATGCCTCCAGGTACTCGCCCTGGGTGATAAGGCAACCACAGTGCGGGCATAAGTGCTTCACCGATTCTGGATCGCCGTCGATCCACTTGAACCCGTGCGGTTCGTCCTTACCTCCCCAGGTCAGCGCATGATGCCCGTCGCAGTGAGGGCACGTGATGTGATAGTCATATCGCGCATCGGCGCCGGCTGCGCGCTTATCCATCAGGCAGGTCTCTTTCAGCTTGGGCGTGGACCCAACCACCATCTTCGGGAACGTGGCGCCCTCAAGACGCTTGGCCGCCAGCTGGCCGGGGTCGCCCTCACCGTCAATGTTCGAATCGAACGAACTGAACTCGTCCAAGAATGCGACACCGATAGACAGCCGTCGGTAGTTGTCGCCCGAACGACCGCCGCGAAGGTGCAGCACGCTGCCACGGAATTTCTTAACCAGGAGCGTGTTGTCCTTGTGACGCGCCAGGCGAGTCGGAAAGATCGGATGCATCGCCGTCACGTCGCGCAGCATCGGTTCCAGTTCGGTCTTGACGAATTCGTCGCGGGCGCTGTCCGTGGGCTGCCAAAGCGCCTGGTTGCGCCGCTTATGCTCCGCGAAGTACCCAATGGCCGCCAGCAGGATCTTCGTGTAACCAACGCGGGCCGACTTGATTACGTCAACCTCGTGCACATCGTCGCTACCAACGCAGGCAAGGATGGCACGCTGAAACGGCCAAGCCTCCCAACGCTGTTCGACATACGACGATTCGGCCGAAAGATAAAAGTTGCGCTCGGCCCACTCCCGCAACGTCATTGGCTCGGGAGTGGCGAAGGTTGCAAGCCCACGTCGCAGCGCGCGCGCGACCGCGGCGCGATTGGACTCTATGAGCATTACTCACCCTCGTTCTCTTCGTCAGCCTCCAGATCCTCCAGCGACAGGGATGCAATTGCGTTGCGAGCCCTTGCAAGCTCGCGGCGCACAATCGTCAGATCCGCATCAGTCAGATTCGGCAGCCGGCGCTTCAGTGCCGTGGGAATAGCATCCATAGCCGCGCTTACCTTCGTGCCCGCCCGAGTCAAGACCTCCTCCAGCACGCTGACGGGCGCAAGCTCGCCGCGGGCAACCGAGTTCTCCATCTCGATCCTGTCGGCCTGTGCCGCATATAGCCGCGCCTTTTCCTCCGCAGGATCGAGCGTTCTTGTTTCCTCGCCGGCCTGGCGCCCTGCCGCTATGTCTCGAATGTGCCCACAGTAGGACAGCAGCCAGTTTCCCAGCGTATCGCCCGCGACCATGACGCCACGCATGAGCAAGCCGCTGACGGCAGGCTGCGTGATCCCGACCAGTTGCCCGAACCGGGCCTGGGTCGTCTTCTTGTCAAGGTCGATCATCTTGCGGTGGACAGGGCCAGATCTAAGGCGGTGGAAAATTCGGCGTCGTAGCGTTCGCCATAGACCGCTTCTGCCGTTTCGTAGAAGGGGAATCGCTGCGTATAGGTCGGCTGGGCCACCGCAAGCAGGACCGGCTTTACGTCCGCTCCGTGCGTTCCGGTCTTCCGCCATACACCAGCAGACAGATGCTGCTCACGATTTCCGGACATGGACCCCTTGCCGCGGGAAACGAAGTACTGCACGCCGTTGATGCGCCTGTAGCCTTCAGGCGACCGCCCCACCTTCGCAGTGCGTGCGCGGCTGCGCGGCGTGGAGTTCGCCCTGTAGCCTTGCTCGCCGAACGCCTGCAGATACGACAACAGGCGCACGACCTGGCCGCGCGACATGTTGCCGTAGGCATCCATTTCCGCCGCTGCGGCCGGCACCGTAAACGCCCCCGTCGGAAGCCCTACTCTGGCAAGTGCGCGCTCGGACCGCTTCAGCCTGCGCCCACCGCCTAGAACCTGGGGCGGCAGATACTTGTCGGCGGAAATTCCCTTGCCGGCGGCGTCGCGGTAATCGACCGTGGCCACCAGATTGTCTTTGGTGGCCCGGACAAGTCGCAACGCCCGCATCGTGTACGGGGTCGGGCGATCAAAGACCTCTGCGGTGACCTGCGCCAGCGCATCGAGGACGTGTTGCCCGACCCGATTCAAGGCCAAGGCTGTCGCATATGGCAGCTGCCTCTGAACCTGGCCGTAGAAATCCACGCCCTCACGAATCGTAGAGTGGTGGCGCAGCTTCATGACGGTCTCAGATTTGTGCCCCTCACCGCCGAACCCGCGCGATGGATAAGTGGGCGAAATTATTATTACCCCCCCTTAGCGCGCCCGTGACTAGCGAGCGTTCGGGGTTCGAATTACCCTTACCGGACTGATTTCCGCAGGGGCCCCCGGGGTTTCCCTAGAACCTTAGTCATCCGTCTTCGATCTGGCAACGGGCCTCGTTGAGCCCATCAACACAGCGTCTAAGTGGCTCGGATGGCCCACGCTCACCCAAATATCTGCTTGTTCACTTTCCGATAAGAGTGTTATCTCTATGACCGATCCTGTACTGCCTATGTTCTATTGAAGCATCCCATAGCTTGTTCCAACTAGATGAGGCGTTCAATGACCACAAGACGCGAGTTCCTAGGCTCGGGTGCACTCGTAGCACTCGCTGGCGCAACAATAGTGTCCGGCCCGGCTAGCGCACAGACAAGCGCTGATCGACCTGGATTCTTCAGCGCCAAGGACATTGCTGAGGCAGGGTTCATCTACGGCTTGCCTATCGTGATGAACTATGCGGTGATGTACGAGTACGCCGTAGATCGCAATTCGGGGCAGTTCAAGGCCCCGTTCAATCACATCAAGAACGAACCGAACGTCTTCACCTATAAAGATACGGCAATCGTCACACCAAACAGTGACACCCCATATTCCTTTGTTTGGATGGATCTGCGAGCGGAGCCCGTGGTGCTCTCCGTTCCGGAGGTCGAACCCGAGCGCTATTACTCGGTCATGCTCTGCGACGGCAATACTTACAACTATGGCTACATCGGCACGCGTGCCACAGGAAGCGAGGCTGGCGACTACATGGTGGTCGGCCCTGCCTGGAAGGGCGATACCCCACCGGGCATCAAGCGGGTGTTCCGTTCGAGCACACAATTCTCCCTTGCGGGCTATCGCACTCAGCTTTTCGGGCCGGATGATCTCGATAACGTTAAGAAGGTACAGGCCGGCTACAAAGTGCAGATGCTCTCGGCCTACCTGAAACAAACTCCGCCGCCAGCCGCACCATCCATCGACTTCCCCAAGATCGACAAGGAACTTGTGAAGACGAACTTCTTCGAGTTTCTCGACTTTGCGTTGCAGTTCGCACCGCCGGAATCCAACGAGATGGGAATCCGCTCTCAGCTCGCACGCATTGGCATTGGCCCTGGCAAGGCCTTGAACTTTAAGGATCTTCCTCTGGAGCAAAAGCTGGAACTTGGTCTCGGCATGAAAGAGGGCCAGCGAAAGGTCGACGAGGCGGTCGCCAACGTTGGTAAGACGATAAACGGCTGGCGGGTTAGTGGTCTTCCAGGCGATAGCGCTCACTACGATGGCGACTGGTTAAAGCGAGCCGTCGCTGCTCAGGCCGGCATTTATGGCAATGATCCGGCAGAGGCTACCTATCCTTTCACACGCGTTGACAAAGATGGGCAAACGTTAGACGGCAGCAAGCATAGTTACACGCTAACCTTCCCGGCGGGGCAGTTGCCACCTGTGAATTCGTTCTGGTCGCTCACGATGTATGACGGAAAGTCCCAACTTCTTATCGAAAATCCGATCCACCGCTATCTAATTAATTCACCCATGTTACCCACCATGGCCACGAATGCAGACGGGTCCCGAACGCTCTACATACAAAACAAGTCCCCGGGCGCAGACAAAGAAGCTAACTGGCTGCCCGCTCCGAACGGGCCAATTTACTTGGTAATGCGGCTCTACTGGCCAAAGACGACGCCACCTTCGATCCTGCCAGTAGGGGAAGGGACATGGTCCCCCCCCGGAATAGAACGTGTCTCCTAGTCACAGACCGCGTGAATCCTCGCTGTGTGGCGTGTAAGGCCGACGGCACACCATGCGCATGCCTGCTGAAACGCAAGAGCTCTGACCGGAGTCTATATATCGGGGCTTTTTGGTGTGGGGGTACCCTGAAGTGTAGCGGGCTACGGGGAACGAACCCACGTAAGAGGCTTGGAAGGTCCCTGCCTGAGCACTCTGCCAAGCCCACAGAATTGAAACAAACTTCGACCATAGCGCGCATGGCTGCTGGATGTGAGCTGAAGTTGTATTGACCAACCAACGGCACAGTGAATCAATGGTTGCAGGAAGGTATGCCTCAACGGAGAGGACTATGCAACCACACTACACAAAACGAACAATTGAAGTTATCGCTGTGGCATTGGACGGTACTAAATACGTCATCCAACGACGCTGCAAGGTTCTGGCGGGAGATGACGGCGAATATGCATACTTCTACAGCAGCCTCGCCGACGGACGTGTGGTTTCATGGCTCGGCGCAAACCGCTATCGGTTGCCCGACGGCACGGCCGTCCAGGCAATATCGTCTCGCTTAATCGTCGCCGGCAGTAGTTGAAGGGAAAGCGGAGTGAATCGCCCTTTTACTGCGTTGCTTGAAATACCGCTGCCTACCATGGGGAAGTCCGCAGAAATGTGAAAACCGCCTTTCGCAAGGCGGTTTCGAGTCGAGCATGGCGTAAGGCATAGGCCCGCTCTCAGCTTTCACATGTCAGCCTGATCGTGAGAGTCTGCTCGACAGTCTCTCATCGACTGTCGGGCATTGCGTTCGCTGATCGGCCGCGGGGCATTCATCCGAAGCAGACGCCCCAGCAGATACCGCACTCATCTCAAGCGTCGCCCACTGCGATGAACATGTTTCGCTCTATGGCGTCTGCCATCTCACGCAGCCGACTTGCCCGCTCGTACTTTGTCATTTTCTGAGCCAGCATCGTGCCACCTTCCTACACATCTGAAAAAGCCCATCAGCTTCATGCGCAGGAAATCTAGCGGACGTCTATCAGAAAGGTCGAACATGAGCGTCGACCAAATGACGCCCATGATTTATTGCCGCATCCACCGCGATTACAGGGCTTGAAACAAACCCTCCAGAGGCAAAGAGTGGCACCTCCTGTGGCTCGTTCAACTCATGCTGGTCCGAAACGGCACCCAATGCCACAGTTGCGACAAAAGCGGGCCGCTGACTGCCTCCAACCGATATGCGAGAGACACTAGCCGTTAGTCGATAACCTTTATAGACCACGTTGTTGGGGAACATTAGTCCTCCCTGTCTATTCATCAGTCCAGGACCGTTGTTCACAATGCACGAATTTGCGTTGCATGCGGGCCTTTAGCCCCTTGCGCGGTGACGTAGCTCACGCGTTGATTCTCGACCAATACTTTGTGGCCATCGCCACTGACGATTTCAGAGAAATGAGCAAATAGGTCCTTGCCGCCATCCTCTGGCATGATGAACCCAAAGCCCTTGGCGTCGTTGAACCACTTAACTATTCCGGTTTCCATTTTTCAACTCCTTGCATAGCGGGCGAAGCCCGAAAAGGGAGCTAATCAAGGAAAGGACTGCGAACAATGAGGCACCCTGAAGGGTACAAAACCGGACGGAAATCGCGATGCTCGAAAAGCCGCTAACCCACTATGGGCGCATAACTTTCGAAAGTCAACCTACGTTTCTAATTAGCATCAAACCGCAATTTAGACCTTGGCCGCAGGGTGTCGGGCAGAGTGCAACACGCTCGCTAAGTCTTGTGTAACGACTTCCCTTTATTGCGATGGGCCAGTCGCAGGTCGCGTATGCTGAACACATGGAGTTTGAACGTGCGTCACCTCGCCGTATCGCCATGTGGGAGTACAAACATGCAACAAGTCCAATGCCAGCACGATCCATCCTTGCAACTTGAAAGGCAGAGGACGGCGTTCACGTCCGCACGATCATCGGCGATAACGTGAACGCTATCAGAAGGTCCATTGCTAGACTCGCGCACACCTTTGTTAAGCTTTTCCCTCCTGCATCACCCCAAAATGCGGGGAGAGAATCGAGCATAAGAACAAAACCTTCACATCCCGTCATTTCGTCGCCATGGCGTATCTACCGCATCTACGCCCGCCCAGGCCATTTGCTAATTCGAAACGAGCAAGGTCAAGTACTCGATCTGGGGGTCATGAAGGGCCAAGTACCCAACCTCACCTATCGACTTTTCATCGGTGGATTGAGCGGCAGAAACTTCGCGAATCGCACCCAATTGCTCGATGATGTAGCTCGCCGCTTCCAAGCTGGCGAAGTTGGCAAGGAACTGCTTTCTCTCCCTCAGTGGGAAAAAACACCCGGAGCAGATCTAGATCGGGGCACGCATGTGGACGTGTCCATGAGGGTTAAGCGTTGAAGCACTAGCGAGTTAACGCCCAGCGAGGATTGCCAAAAGGACACATGAAAAAACCCGCCTGCTTTCGCCTGGCGGGTTTTCGGGTGCATTACATGCGGGCGCACCTGTGGACGGAGAAATTGTCGCGGTTCCTGTCGCACTAATCAACTACTTCATGTCGCACTTTTCCACCGATACACAGCAGCGTTGCGAACACCGGGGCGGCTGGGCCGGCGCAACACTTGCCCGTGATCGATAAGTGCGGTGACCGCGCGCAGTACGCCTTGCCGCGCCGCCGTGCGCTCCTTGATTGTCAGTTCCCGCGCCCCCGTCGCGGCTCTCACGAGATCCGCCATCTTGAATTCTCGACCGGGATACGGGGCCATCAACCCGATGATTTCCTTAGCAAACTTCACGTTTCACCTTGTCTTTGAAAAGCCCCAGATACAGCCTGTATTCGGTGGCCGAAATTGCCTTGCCCGTCACCTGGGCAATCCAGCGCAGGGCTGCCGCGCGCCGCTGGTGCGCCTCCAGCCCTGCGAACCGTTCATGACGCTGCGGATACTCGGCGATGATGATCATGCGTTCAAGGAGAGGTAGCGCCTGATGCAGACGCTCAACCGCCATCGCATGGTCCACCTCGATCGGGTGGTAATCCTCAGTCGCCGGCTCGTACCACACCATGTTTCCAACTGATGCACCGGACCAGCACCAGCGCGCCCAGTTCCACAAAACGGCGTTAGCGTCGAATCGGTCAGCCATTGCGCCCCCGAGCCTTAGCCCAGCTCCTTAAGGAGCGTGGCAATCTGCTTGACCTTGGCCAACTCTTTCGCATCCGCTGCCGCGCGCTCCTCGATCATGATTGCGGCCTGGTCGATCTCTTCGGCCAACGTCCCCAGCCCAGCCATAACCGTCCGAACCTTTTCGGCGATGATCGCCAGCACGTCCATGGGCGCCGCTTGCTTTGTGCCCCCGAGTACATCAACGGGTTCCTTGCCGTGGAAGGTGTTGCTCATCATCTGCTGCCCCTGATTCGTCATCGTCAATTTTTCCTTCACCTCAATGCGCCGGAACGACCCCGGCACAACCTCTTTGATCAACCCCGCCTCCCTCAGCCTCCTCAAGCATCCGCGCATGGTGTGGATATCCGGGGATGCGCCCGTGGTGTCCTTCATGGCCTGAGCAATCCGCAACGCGGTAAAGGCGGTGGTGCGCTCGGCCGGCAAGACCGCATAGATCTTCTGAGCCAACGCCGTCTGTCCTGCCAGCAAGGCCGCATTTCGTCCCGGGGTCATCAAATCACCCCCGGGGAATAAGTCACTTTCGGATTCAGGTATTCCAGCAGGACGGATCGCGCTTGATCAAAGCTGCGGCACACCTCGACGCGATATCCCGCGCCCTTGAGGTATGCAATCCAGTCTTTCTGGCTTGTGCTGACCCGGCCGTCGCTGGTCTTCATTTCGATCCACAGCCCCGGGCATCCGAAGCGCGGCACCGGCAAACAAAGATCTGGCACCCCAGGCTTCACGCCCTGCCCCTTCAGCTTTGCCGCTACAGCCGCGTGCCGCTGACCGCCGTTGGGAACATGGAAGAGGCGCGATAGCTCCGGGTACACACCGGCCTGAAGGTTGGCCCAACGTATAACCTGGGCTTGAATGGTGTCTTCGCTGGGTCTAGCGAGAACCGCCACGCGACTGGTCGTGCAATGCGTGCGAGTAGCAGCAGTGTTGGGCCATCGCTTCATGCCTGCGCCCCCTGGTCCGTGCCCATGCGCAGCGCATTGCGCGCCATGGCGACAATCCCTGGCGAGTAGCGCTTGCCATTGGGGTTTTCGGTTTCAGCGATCACCCGCTTCCACCCGCGCAACGGATCACGGCCCGACTGGTTCAGGATCGCACCCACTCCCGTTGCCTCCAGCGCCTTGGCGGCCTCTGCCGGCGTCGCATGAGTCGCCCCAGGCGGAGGCAATGCGACAGCGGGCACGGGGATGGCTGCCCATTCGCCCCGGCCCAGTTCATCCGACAGTGCCCGCTCCCAACGTGACTGCATCACCGAGTAGCCGCAGTTCAGCAGGTCATGGGAGCCGACGCGCACCGCAGCCCAGTACACGGCGGGATGGCTCCATTGCCCCACCTCGCCGCGGCGGCGCGCCGTCATCCCCGCAACAGCGTCATGGAATGCGTTCTCCGGGATCAGGCCTGGCCGGCACGCGCGGATGAACTCGCCTACGGCGGGCGGCCAGTCGGGGAACATGCGGCGGCAGGTCCGCAGCCCCTCGGCCACTTCCTGAGGCGTCACGCGGTCCTCGTCCAGCGCTTCGGCCCAGGCCTCTTTCCAGTTCTCGATACTCTGCATGTCCGGGAAGTCCTTCAGCCAGCGCCCCCCGTACGTGCCCGACAGCCGGTTCCACAGATGGTCAATCGGCGTGATGCCATCCAGCTTTTCACGGGGCACGAGCCAGCCGTTTCCCTCAGACGTTGATCGTGCGACCGTCGTCATAGTCGTTGCCTCCTGAGGCTCGATTGCGATTCACGTATTCCGTGGGGTTGAACTTGCCGCCCCGGCCGGATGGTTGCCCACCTGGGGCGAACAGCCCTTGCCAGCTTTTGCCGATGGCATGGGCAATGACCGCTTCCGGCGTGTGGCCCTGGTGCCGGAACCCGGCCAGGTCTTTCACCTGCTGCTTGGCAGCCTCTTCGGTCAATGGCTTCCGAATCTGCACGCGGTGACGCACCCAGCGCCCCCACAGTTCCGCATCCAGCCAATCCGGCAATTCCACGCACATCGGATCGAACCCCGGCGAGCGCTTGCGCGCGCCTGTGACGGTTCTTGATGGTTCTGACGGTTCTATGACGGTTATATGCGGGTGCAACCCGTTGCACCCTTTCATGTCGCCGTTTGCACCCTTTGCGTCGTCAGTTGCACCCTTTGTGTCGTGGTTTGCACCCTTTTCCGCCGGTTCAGGTGGTGCAAAATCTGCACCGTTTTCCTGCTCCGGGTCCGTCGGTTTGAGGGATGCAAAATCTGCACCCTTTATCCAAGCCTCAGAAATCCGGTACTCACGGCGCTGATTGCGGCCGCCGTTGCCAGCATTCACCAGGATCAACCAGCCGGCCTTTTCCATGCCGCGCAGTTGGTACTGAACGGCGCGCACCGACTGGCGGGTCTTCTCGGCCAGGGACGCGATGGACGGATAGATGCCCGTACCTTGATCGCTCGAATGGTCCGCGAGCGCCAGCGCGAGAATCATCTCCCCACCGCCGTTCGGATACCGCTCGAACACCATCCCCATGACTTTCACGCTCATGGCGACTCTCCATACAAACGTTGGTACCCGCGCTCGGCGTCCTCGGGCCATTTGCCCAAGGCGATGATGCGCAAGCGCGTAAGACGCAGCCCAGGAACGAAGTAGCTCAGCTTCATTTCCCACGGCGCGGTTGATTGATCGAGGAAGTAATGGCATCCGCCGCAACCGAAGGCGATGGCCCAGTCATGCGCCTTGATCCCCTTCCCTTTCCCGTCGCGGATCTGGTTGGAATGGCATGCCACTGTCGTGTCTGTGCCGCCCTGGCAGTACTTGGGCACGCGCAGCAAGCATTCCTCGTCCTTGGCAAGGTCCAGCAGCGCCGGGTTGCGATAGACGGTCTTGGGCGGCTTCTTGCCCTTCTTGCGCGCCTTCATGGCCGCGCGGGGCGGCGCCAGCGGCTTGGCGCGCATCATCGGGGCCTTGGCCTTCAGCGGCGCGCCACGCTTCATCGGCGTCTTCTGGCGAAGCAGCGTCTTGCGTTGCAGCGTCATGCAGCCCCCGCTTGCTTTCGAACACGCCACCATGCCGGCAGATGCCACGCATTCACGCGTTGCCTGACCAGCCCGTCTCGAACGGCATCGAACAGGAAGGCATTGACTGCGCAGCTGGCGGCCATGGCGCGTGATGTGCTGAACCAGGGATCTACCGGCAACAACGCGGGCTCAACGATGGCTCGCAGCGCCCCCACATCCACACGGCGCGGCGTTTCGATAATGGCCTGGCGGACAGCTTCCACCGTCGCCAGCGGCACGCAGTAGCCCCTGAACATGTGCAGGCAGTCAGCCATAGATGCCGCTCCATGCCACGAACGGCTTGCGGATGGCCGTATAAAACAGCCCTGCTGCCGTAGCGTTGTGGTCCAACTCCGCGCGACTGGTGACCCCGCACATGTCGCGCACGTACTGCGCCGCATGCTGGCTCGGGGACACGCCCACAGGGGCGGCACCGATGCGGGAAACAACCCACCGCTGGAACTTCGCACTGCTGCACATCATTGCAGCCGTGCGCGACAGCGCCGCCCCCTTACGCTCCGCGGACGGGACACGCGCCCGCACGGGTACACCCGATGTTCCGCGCTGCATCATTCTTCGGCCATCCCGCTCAGACGGTTCGCAACACTCGCCACAGCCTCCATGACCACGCGTCCAGCCGCGGTGACGCGTGCAACCTCCTGCTGGTCCACGCCGCCGTCGGCCAGGGCGTCGTACACCTCATGGCCAAACTTGCCATGGGCGACCATCAGGCCGGCGACCTGTTCCAGCACGGAGATGTCGCTTTCACCGCAGGATTCTGGGGCCTTCACCAGCAGATACCCGTTGCTGTGCGCGAATGCGGCCAAGATCCGAGGATCGCCCGTCATGCGGACGATGCGATCCGCCTCGGTAAGGGTCAGGTGGTGCGTGGTGTTGTTGGGGTTGACCTTGTTGCGCAGGACGGCCGCTGAGATGCCAACCAGCGGCCCCAGGGACTCACTCCCACCCTTGTATTCATGCACCGTCAGATCGGCCGCAGTAGTGATGTTCATCTCATGAATTCCTGAACGTATTAATTGCTGCGCAGCGGCCTTACGCTTCGCAGCATGGAAACAAGAATCTCGCCCCGCCCATCAATCGCCACTGGCTGGACGTCGCCCCACGCTCTTTTGGGACCTGTTGGTTCAGGTGTCAGCGATATCTGCACCGGCACGCTACTCACCGGGCCTCGCGCGAGAATCGGGCGGAGGCACCGGCAACGGCGAGTGCTCTGTGTTCGGGATCTTCTCGGTTCCACGCAACGTAGAATCAGTGGTTCCTACGCCACCGTTTCCTACCCTGGGGGAACCTTCTTGGACTTTTCTCTCATCACTAGCGCAGTCGCTGCCATCAATGGCGCCATCGACCTCGGCAAGGGGGCTATGTCCGTCAGAGACGAGGCCAAAGCGATGGACATAGTCCGGGCCATGAACGAAAAGCTGCTCGATGCCCAACAGCGTCTTTTCGAACTCAGCGCTGCCATCAACGCGCTGCAACATGAGAACTTCCATGCCACACAAGAACTCCGAGAAGTTAGAGAAGCCCTCGCAGAGCGCGGCCGCTACTCGCTTGTCGAGATCAGTAACGGCCAGCTGACTTATCGGATAAATCCCTCCCCAACACTTTGCGGGGCCAGCGACCCAAGCTCCCCGGAGCCTGATCACTACATCTGTCAGAAGTGCTTTGACGGCCCAGGTAAGAACAAGGTTGTCCTGCAACGCCGGTTCCGCACCGGAGGCCGGAATTCGTACTGGCACTGCGCCGGCTGCAATATGGGATGGGCCTTCGACAAATGATTGAGCGCGTCTGCTAGCGTCGTGGCTACGCATAGGAGGGCTCCCGAAGCGGAGTGAGCAGCTCCCGACTGCTATGACTTGCGCCCTCAATCCACACACCCTCTGAAAAGGAATTGCCATGGCGACGCTCAATCGCGAGACTCAGCTGATTTGCCTTCAACGCCTGGCCGCGGAGTATCCGAACGAGGTTGATGTAGATTCCTGGGAAAACGAGTTCCCTGACTGCTCGGTGAACCTTGCGTACCTGCATGAACACGGCTTGATCAACGCAACCATCGTGCGCCCCATGTCCGGGCCTGCTCAGGTCGTTGCTGCCTGCATCACCGCGCAAGGGATGGATTTCCTTGCCGACGATGGAGGCCTCGGCGCGATCCTCGGTGTAGTGACCGTGCGGCTCCATGACGACACCATCAAGGCGATGATTGAATCTACGATCCTGCAATCGGACCTCCCGCAGCCAGAAAAGAAGAGATGGCTCGATCAGCTTCGATCGCTGCCCGCCGAGACCACAAAACACCTCGTACTGAAGCTCGTTGATAAAGGCCTGGAGTCGGGACCGGCTGCACTTGCTGCAGTCGGAACCCTGCTGGGGATGACCTCATGAACAGCGCGAATCCAGCTTCTGGGCCAAGTTCGACCCAGAATCCGTCAACGCCGGTTGATACCTCCATGACGCACTGGCCGTTGTGAAAAACCAAGGAGGTGGGAAGCAGCTCAAGCGTCTGCACCGACCTATGCATGGGAGGGCTCCTGATGGACGTGAAAGCCAAAGCGCGGATGGCGGAGAGTTGATGTCATGCCGCCCTCGCCTCTTCGGCCAACTCGGGCCAGATTCGGAGAAAGTCGTCTGGGCGCTGATCCTGACGGCGGATAGCTCCATCCGTAGCCAACTCCAGGCCAACGCAGTTCTCGGGGGACGGGAGACGATCCTTGTATCGAGTGCGCCACTGTCGTATCTGCGCGTCGTTCTTGACGTCGTAGCCAAGCTCAACCATGCGCGCACGGAGTTGCGCCACCGTCATGGCGCCCGGAGAAGTCAGGTATGAGTTCAAGTCCATTCGCACATACTAGTAGCGTTTGCTACGTTTCGCAAGTAGCAAATGCACCCGTAGCACATGCTACTTTTCCGCTCATGAACGAGATCGAGCTAAACGAGTTCCGAATGGGCCGACTGTCGGCCGCCGTGGACCACGTATCTAACGGGAACAAGACCGACTTTGGTCGCCGCCTTGGCTACAAAGACGGCGCATTCGTTCGTCAGATGCTTTCGGGCATTCGTCCCGTCACTGAGAAGACCATTTGGGCAATCGAAGCTATGCCCGGGATGAAGGGATGGTTTGAAATCGAGGGCTCTACCGTTGCGCCCCCAAGTTCCCAGCCGGTGACCGATTGGCCATTCCGTTCGATTCTTGCGGCTGATGTCCGAGCGCTTCCGCCCCATCAGCTAAGCGAACTGGAGGGCGCGTTAGCTCTCGCGATTTCGCAATTGAAGTTGGGACTTAAGGTTTCGCCTCAACCTTCTGCAACGACGCCTCCGACTGCGGCTGTCCCTCAATCAATTAAGGCCGGTGGACTCGTGGATATGGACTCTGCGCTCGACCCGTTCTTTACGGGTAGTAGTGGGCCCGTCCATACTTCGCGTAACGTCGATCCGGCCTCCAAAATCAGCACGCAAATGGGCGTCATTGCGAATGTCGGCGCGGGTGAACCGCCCGCGGCCAATGACAAATTCGAGAAGATCCCCGAGCTAGCAGACGTTCGCCTGGCTGCCGGTGAACCCATCGAGAACCACGCCGAAGAGCAGACCGGCATGATCCAGTTCCGCCACTCGTTCCTCAAAGCAGTTGGCGCGGACAACGGCAAAGGCCGGGTCGTGTATGCGAAAGGCGACAGCATGGAGCCCGTCATTCGAGACGGCGCTGCCCTACTGGTCGTACCGAACGAGAACCTTACCCTACGCGACCTAGCTGCCGGCGGCGTCTACGCCATCAACTATGACGGCAAGATGATCGTGAAGACGGTGACCAAGGACAGACTGACCGGACGCTGGGTTGCAAGGTCGTTCAACCGTTCCTATGACGATATCCCGCTGGAAAACAGCCATCCCGTGCGGGTGCTTGGGCAGGTAGTCTGGGCTGGCGCCAGGCTGCGGGATGATGAGGCGGGGCAGTGGGTGCGGTCTTGAGAACTCCTCGCGCGCCCTGCGCAAGGGGTTTGATGTTCGGCTGAATCGTTAAACGAGAATTCAATGGACGAAGAGAACGATCTGATTCCACTCGCTGCGGTGGAGAAATACTTCGAGAGCAAAAAGATATCCTCTACTTGCCCGGCCTGCGGGGAAAACAAGTGGGGCGTATGCGCTGCCGAATTGGGTGACGAACTACCGCTTTTCACAGAAGACTATCGGCCCCCTCCCGGGAAGAAGCTTCGGATGGCTATTTTCGCCTGCGTGAACTGCGGCTTCATTCGGATGCATGACCGGCGCTTTCTTCAGTGGTACGTGGAACACGACATGGACAATGAGCAGGCAGAGAAAGAATAATGAGCCATTCCTCACATTATGAGCCAATGAGAGATCGAGGCCCCTACGGGCCGAAAAGCAAGGCTCCGGTTGACCCGCCAGGCGCCGGCGGTGACAATGGTGGCATGGAAGGACGTATATCTGCGCTCGAAGCGCGTCTCGATGCGACCGTCCCGAGCCTCGCCACGAAAGCAGACGTGATCGAGGTTGAGGGCAAGGTTATACGGTGGGTTGCCGGTATCGGCATTGCCACGGTGACTGTGCTCGTCTCTGTAATGGGATTCTTTTTCTCTCGGCTAGACACCAAGCCAGCCCTCCCATCGACGCAGACAGCGCCCGTGATAATTCAAATTCCACCTATGCCGACGTCACCTTCTCCGTCCAATGCTCCCCCGCCGGCGTCGGCGGCACCCCAGGCCCCTGAGGCGACCAAGCCACCCGCCTCCGTTCCGAAGTAGCGTCCCAAAGCCACCTCCGGGTGGCTTTTTTGTTGTCCGCCGCTTCGTTCTACCTGCAATTGATCATGACTTTCCATGTACCTGGGCAATAAAGCCCAGATGCAGGAGCCAGCATGATGAAGTTCATCATCTGGGTGGTGGTAGTGCTGGTACTGGCCCTCTGGGGCCAGCCAGCCTACTAGACCGCCCTTCCCCTACAGCCCGCCTCGCGCGGGCTTTTTCTTTGCCTGTTACAAAAAAGCGTAGCATTTGCTATTGAATAAATGCGTAGCGATTGCTACTATTCTTTCAACGCAGCCCGAAACGCACCGCTTAGGCCAAGGGCCAGCACCGCGAAGCTGCGGCACCAGCAGTACCGCTCTTTAACAACCGAGGCCGCCCGCCCCCACCTGGGAAGGGCGAAACAGGACAACCAGGCGCCAGCGCGCCCCCGGCCCCTGTGTGCCTGGCCCATTGCGGCCAGGCAACGCCCAGCCGGGCGTGGCGACGATAACCCCGGCCTCTTTCCGATTCCGCTGAAAAGCGGGTTTCGGCCAGCGCCGCGTGCGGCGCTTACCGAAGCCTTCCCACCCCTGCGCATGCCCACGCAAAGGAATCCCATGGAACTGAAAGTCACTATCGACCTGGAAGCAGCGCTGGCCCAGGCACTCGCCCCCGAGAAGCTCCAGCCCATTTTGGACAAGCACATCATTGGAGCCATCACCAGCGCCATTGATGACGCCACAGGCTATCGCAGCACTTTCCGCACCGCACTGAAGGAGCAACTTGCTGGCGCAATGCCCCATGGCCTTCACGTGGCAGACGTGGCGAAGTTCCAGCACGTCTTGAACGAAGCCCTACGCGCGGCGGTCCACGGCCAGAATGCAGCGACCATAAACGCCGCCCTGGCCGAAGCAGCCGCTAGTGTGCTGCCGGACGTGCCGGCCACAGTCAAGCTGTCTGACCTGATGAAGGGTGTACGCGAGGGTCTGCACGTCGATGGGCACGCCGAATTCTTTGCTCACCTTGAAGAATCGTCGTACGGATACAAGCACCTCTCTCTCGACAGTCAGACACGCAAGTCGCGCGGCTACGGGGATGCACCCATAGACAGATTCGGCGCCGATTACCAGCTTGCATTCACCTCCGAAGGCGAATGCTATTCGCTGCGCTTGAACGGCAATCAGGTGACCCCCTCGTCCCTGCCGAACGCGGTCGGCGGCTTCCAGGCCACGCTACTCGCCCTGTACGTTGGTCGCACCCGCCTCGAGTTCGACATGGATCCGGATGACGTGGAATCGGCCGCTTCCGAGCAGTACGACGACTGACAGTCCCGGCGCTTATCTACTTATTCCTCAACGATCCGACCCAAAACATAGGCGTCGTATCTGTTGCCAGAATTGGAGCCTTCCTGAAAGTGGTTGAGTAGTTCAGTTAACTCGCGTTCGGACCCTGCGCCAAGTCTTAACAGAAGCTCATGCACATCTATGCACTGCGCCGAGGCGGATAGACTCGCAAATCGCCAGCATTCCAGAACCCAAATATCCTCAGCCCGGATCGCAGCCGCGCCACTGGACGCGAGTCCGATCCGCGAGAATGCGGCGCGACAGCTCTCATGCTCTGCGCTCACTCGCTCTAACCCACGGCGAATGGCTGCTCCAAAACGACGATTCCAATCTTCCATATTGCCCCCCCGGAGTCGCCGAATATCGTAGCCAGCCTTTCAATCATTTGCACATAGAGAATCCGCTACATAGAAATCCGAGAAGACTTCACTTCCCGGAGATCCTGACACCTCCGGCTCATGCCCCGCGTGCGGGGTATCGGCAGGCAATGTGCCTGGATTGGAGCAACCCGGCCTCTCAGCAAGCTGCGGCTGACCACCCACGGGTAAATGGGCGGCAACGGTAGGGCAACGCCGATAGCCCATCGCAGCAATCGGTAGCGGGTGCTGGTGGTACAGCCTCCCGCCGCGGGCAGAAGCTTGCGCGAAGTGTCGTGTGTCACCACGGTGCTAGACACCCCGGAAAGACGGGGACCATCATCGGGTCGGTAGCTCAGTGGACAGAGCGCCCGGCGTCCGGGAGGTTCGGCAATGCCAAGGGGTCGCGCCCCAGACGCATCCGAAGGCAGGCACGCCTCGCTGGTTCGAATCCAGCCCGACCCGATGATGGTGAAGCGCCTTCGGGCGCTCGCTCTTAGGAGCGCGGCGACGGCCGGCCCATCCCCCTTCCCGCCATTCAGGCCGGCGCATCCCCCTCGGCAGTTCGCCGACCGGGGGGGCCAACTTTGTACGAAAGGCGCGCCCCTGGCGACGAGGTGCGCCGGCCTGAGTGGCCTTTTCCCTCCACCTCCCCCCCGAGGACATCCATCATGTTCGCAATGCTCACGCACTCGCTGCGCCAGTTCGGCGCGGCCCTGTTCAACGTCCTGCACGTGATCGCCAAGGCGAATCACTGGTAACGCGCGCAGCAGCCAGATTTTCAACCCGTGGCGCCCGGTCGGCGCCGATCATCCCAGAGGAATCTATGTCCGAAATTACCGTCGGCCAAACCTACACCCTGAAACCCTCGACCCCGCGCGGGAAGCCCCTCGGCGCCAACGTCACAGCGATCAAGCGTCGCGGCCTCGGCTATACCGTCGAGTATCGAAGCGGCGGCAAGACGATGCAGTGCTCGATGGGAAAGTTCAAAGACCGCCTGGCCAGCTAAATAGCCTCCCCCTGCGCCTCAGGCGGTCGGGGGAATTCGGAGAGCGGGCCTACCCCGGCCCTCGCTCCAGTAAAGAAGGAAGGACGAAACAGGACAACTAGGCGTAAGCCCCCCGGAACCTGTGTGCCTGGGCTTCTTAAGCGTGGTCACACCCAGCCGGGCTGGCAACGATCATCCCCACCATTCACCTGCGCCGCAACAGGACGCAGACAGATAAGTTTCCCGCTACTTTGGTTCCTATTTTTGAGAAGGGACGGTGTCAGCGAAACACCGTTGCAAGACAGCATTCGCCGTTTAATAATTGATCACCCCAGCATCGCGAATCGGAGCAATGATGAGCACCGTTGAGCCCCCGGAACAAGGGAATACTGTTCACCTTAGCAGCCTGGTCCTACAGGATGAACCGTACCGCTACAAGCTTCTGGTAGAGGCCGTTCTCGACTATGCGATTTTTCTGCTCGACGCCAATGGCTTCGTCGCAAGCTGGAATGCTGGCGCCCAGCGCTTCAAAGGCTACGAAGCAGCCGAAATCATCGGACAACACTTCTCCCGCTTCTACACAGAAGAAGAACGGGCTGCAGGCGTGCCAGAGCAGGCTTTGGCGATCGCATCGAACGAAGGTAGATTTGAGGCCGAAGGTTGGCGAGTGCGCAAGGACGGCTCGCGATTCTGGGCCAGCGTAGTAATAGACCCCATACGGGATAGCTCGGGCCACCTCATCGGTTTCGCCAAGGTCACACGGGATATCACAGAAAAGCAACGAAGCCAGCAGGAGCTACAGGCTACGCAGCTGGCCCTGCATCGAGCTCAACGCCTGGAAGCGCTTGGGCGCGTGACTGGTGGGTTGGCTCACGATTTCAACAATTTCATTTCAGTCATCGGTGGCGCTACGGAATTGCTGCGCAATACCGAACTCGCTCCCGAAAAGCGCCTCAAGTACCTCAATGCAATTGCGGATACGGTGCAGCGCGCAACTCATCTAACGCAACAGATGCTCGCATATGCGCGCCGTCAGCCTCTTGAGCCGTCCAACGTGGACGTGGGCTTATGTGTCGAAGGAATGAAACCGATTTTCCAAGCCACACTGGGGTCTGCGGTTCGGGTGCAATACCATCTACCTAGCGAACCATGCCTAATATGCGCCGACGTCAGCCAGCTAGAAAACGCACTGCTAAATTTGGTGGTCAACGCTGGAGACGCAATGCCTTTCGGCGGCAATGTAAAAATTACCGTCAATTGTGCCGACTCGCGCCCGGATGGGGATGGCCCCATGGTCACAGGCCAATTTGTAGTTGTGAGCGTTGCAGACGACGGCGAAGGTATTCCCCAGGAGGTTCTGCATCACATCTTCGAACCTTTCTTTACCACCAAACCGGAAGGGAAAGGAACGGGGTTAGGGCTGAGCCAAGTTTTCGGGTACGTTTCGCAAACGGGAGGACATGTCAATGTGGTCAGCTCTTCCGAAGGGGGAACGACGTTCACCCTCTACTTTCCGAAGGTCTGCCCCCCTCAGTAGCTGCAACACAGCACTGTTTCCAGCAAACGAATCAGATCATCCGCGGCCCAAGGCTTCTGGATGAACTTCGTCCCCGGTGGAAGCGCATCGGTGGCCGGGTAACGACGCCCAGACGTCAAAAGCACAGCAATTGTTGGGGATTGACCGCGTATTAGCTCCGCCATCTCCAGACCATCCATAGAGCCAGGCATCTCGATATCCGTGACGACCGCGCGAATGTCGGCGCGCGCGCCAAGGCAGACCAGCGCATCATCAGCATTACTTGCCTCGACGACGACATAACCTTCTCCCGCCAAGATCTCCGCGAGAATCCACCGGGCGGTAGAGTCGTCATCCACGACGAGTACAACCTTCTGCTTTGCGCAAGGTTTGGCGTCTGTCATGTGTCGTAATCCGGTTTGCAGCGGGCGAAGATTCCAGCTGCAGTCGCCCCGCTCGCACGCGTGGCGGGATTTCTTGTTTGTTGGCACCGCCGAAGGGCGAACTGGCGCTCTTCTTGGCCTGTTACGCCGTCGCTCGATAGCAGCAAGTCTCATGCCTGTCTATGGCATCCACGGTATCGGCAGGCGCTGTTGCCTAATCAAGAGTTTCTTGAAGCCCTGCTCGACATCCTCGCGCCCATTCTCAACGTGCTGGACAGCAACGGCGACCTGAAAGACCTCCCCAACCTCCCCGATCATCGGGGCGGCCTCGGAAAGCAGGCCGGCGATGATCGGGCTTCCGGCCTGCTCTCCGAATCCCACCACCACACACACCGCGCAGATCCACATGCAAATGAGCAGATGTAGAGGATCAACTGCCAACCAGAAGCGGACTACGATTGCATTGCTCGGTTAGGTCAAATACACCTACTCGGGCGGCTCGCCTCAAAGCTGATGATCCGGGCGCCGTTGCGGGGATAGCGTCCATGCTGGTAGTCACCCGACACGACCACATCTACAAATCCAGTTTCCCGCAATGCGAGAGCCAACTCCTCGACACCCCACCAGCGCAAATGGAATAGGTCAAGCTCTGTCGACAGCAACGCTCCATCCCGCCAGTGTTCGTAGCGCAGATGATCAAGGGTTGTTTGTTTGATGTAATCAATCTCGGCCCGATGACTGGTCAGCGTCAGCAAATCGCTGCCATCCACCGCCCAACTGCGCACGGAGCTCGTCTCTCCAATGAGGCTCTCGATGGAATCAATATCTACGATCAGCCTGCCACCGGGCAGTAGATGATCCCAAAACCGCTTGAGCACGGCCATTGCCGAAGCGGTCTCTGTAATCAACTGCAGCGACCCCGCCGGCATGACAATGCATGCGAAGCGTCGATCGTAGCTAAATTGTTCGAATGTTTGACAGGTCAGCGCGGGAGCAAGACCTCTACTTAGGCACTCCTGCCTACAGTAGTCGAGCATGTCTTGCGACGCGTCGAAACCCTCCATCGCGAGCCCCATCTCGAGCATCGGTATGAAGATCCGGCCATTGCCGACCGCAGGTTCCAAGATCGGGCCATCACATCCAGTCAGGCGCTGCCGATAAAATTCCAGATCGCCGAATGAGTGGCCAATGGGCTTATCGAGGTGGTAGATCCAGGAAGCGAGTTTTCCGTACCTATTTGGCATTTCCTCTCCATGTCAAGATAAGTAGGCTACCTTACGTGACTTGGACAGGAATACAAACTTGGCGGCAGAAGACAACGTCTTACATGGAAGCGAGAACGGTGGGTCAAGCTTCGTTGAACCACTATCGAATTTCCAAACGGATGCCGATGAGAATGCAAAAAAAGCGATCTCCACCAAGAAGTGCTGGAGCAGAAAGCCCCTTCAACCTTTCAGCAAGCCGCTTCGATTCAAAAGCGGGCAACGGGGCATCGGCCCAATGCAACCTGTTGCCCACAAAACCAAAGGGCTGGATCCACTGTTTCAATGGATCCAGCCCCTGTACCGCAAGCAGCTTGCCTTAGGGCAAGCTGCCGATTAAATCGCTTTGATCATCGTCGCCGTGGGGCCTTTTTGCCCTTGACCGGCCACGAAGGAGACACGCTGGTTCTCTTCCAGAGATTTGTGGCCATCACCCTGAATTTCAGAGAAATGGGCGAAGAGGTCTTTGCCACCCAGCTCCGGCATGATAAACCCGAAGCCCTTGTCGTTGTTAAACCACTTCACGATACCAGTTTCAATCTTCAATGTAAGTCCTAGATTTGCAGGGAAAATGTTCCCGCGGCCACTATCAATGATTAGCCGCAACAAAGATATAGCTGTTACGAATTAACACACTCCCTGAATCCCATTCTTCGTGGCTTCAGAGAGCGGCCGGCGCTGCGACGTCACCGGCGCTGAAAGTCACTTTCAGGAATTCACCGGGCTACCGGCCCGCTCCCCGAAGCCCACCCACCACCGCGCACACCGCGCGAATCTCCATGCCCTCAACTATCCCCGCCATCTGGTGGGGCCTGGCGCTGCTCGCCCTGGTGGCCGTGGTGCTGGTCCCCATCGGCGAATACCTCAACCGCCGCTATATCGCGGCAGACCCCTGGAAGCAATATGAACGATGACAAGGCACGCGAGCGGATGCTTAAGCTGCTGGCTCTCGCGAAGCGAGGCGAAGGCGGCGAACGAGACAACGCGCAGCGCTTTCTGGAGGCCATGCTCAAGAAGCACGGCATGACGCTCGCCGACCTGGACGAAGAAGAGCTCTCCCTCGAATGGATGAAATTTCCACTCAAGACGGCCCAGGACCGCCGGCTACTTGTCCAGGTGGCGAGCATGGTCTTGAAGACAAATTCGTTCGTCTCGCGGAAGTACCGCGGCGAGAAAGCCATTTGGCTCAACGTCACGAAAGCGCAGTGCCTGGAAATCGAACTTCACTATCGCGCATTCCAGCGGGATCTCAAAAAGACCTTGGAGCAGGCCTACATCGCATTCATAAACCGCAACGATATCTTCAGCGGGGAGAGGACGGACGGGGATGAACCTTGCCAGCACTCCGAAGAGGACCTGGCCGCCATCGCAGCAATGATGAAGGGTATGCCGCGCACTGCCGTACGCCGGGAGATTGGATACGCGGCGGGGGCAGCCCAATGACCGCAGCCACACACCGCGCAAGCGCGCCCCCGGTGCGCATCCGCCCCCTGCAAGCCATCGCGAAGGCCGGCCGCAAGCTGAGCAACTTGATCGCGCCTCGCGACCACGCCGGCCGCGGCAACTGGAGCAAGGACGCGGATATCCCCTGGTGGGCATGGCTTGGCGCCCTTGCCTTCGCTGCCTTCTTCCTCTTCGGTCCGCAGTTCCTGGGCTGGTTGCTCCGCTTCGTCCTATGAACGGCATCGAGTTCATCGTAAGAGACCGCGCGGGCTGGATTCCTTCCATTCCACTCCCTCGGCGGCGCATTCCTGCCGAAGAGGTTCGGCAAGTCCGAACCATGGCAGCCAAGAAGACTAACGCCCAGAAGACACCCAAAAAGGGGCCAATCCCCATGTGATTCAAAACGCTGACTATTCTTCCCTTGGACACCGCCCGGACGTTGCGTGGCGAAACCCCTAACTAATTCGCAGGTCTTCCATGATCTTCGTACCTGCAACTACTGCTTCGAGGCTCCGGTCAAGTTCCCTTCCCATCTCCATTAAGAATCGGAGCGTAGTCCGAGTCGAATCATCGACAAACGGCAGCAATTTAGTGACCATTTCAAGGCCGTGACGAAAAGCATGTATCAAGCCCACAGCTTTTGCAGCGGCGTCACTTCTAACCGCATCGCCAATCAAATGCACGTTGGGTAGAAGGCTCTTAGTCAATTCCAATTGCAGCCCCTCCCGCGCCATCTGGAGCGTAAGCGCGCAGTGCGCAGGAGCTGCTCCGTCATCTGCATCAATCGCATCCTGAAGCGTCCGAAGGGCCTGCCAAACAAATGTCTTCGTTTGCGAGCATTCAGCAGACACCGCCCTCAAAACAGTAAGGCCAGCGGCTTGCTCACGCCTTTTCTGCAGTAGCTCCGACCGCAACGCCAGTCCCAATGCAACGACCGCAGCCGCAACAGTGCCGAATGCGGTCATCAGATCCCACCATTTGGCCTGGGCGAGGACGTCTGTCTGCGTCGCGAAAGCGAAGCCGACGAGCATGCCAGCAATTGCTAATGCCGCTCCCACGAGCATCCCTTTCATGTATCGCTCTCCATAGAGATATGGGGCGCATCGTATCTCAACCGTCCTGGAGTGTCAGCCATGACCGAATCAACGGCCCCCGTATCCTTCCGCCAGAAGATCTTGTCCAAGGAAATCAAGCGCGCCCACGCAATGCAGGTCCGCTATGAGGATCTGTACGTCGAACCTGATTTCAACCTGCGTACCCCTATCGAACTCCTGGAAGGCGAGGAACGCGAGGCCGCCGAGCAAGACGACAAGGCGCTGTTTGAACACATCATGGCCGGCGGCAAGGTTCCCCCGCTGGAGGTCCGCCCCCGCCCCGGCGCAGGGGTTTGGATCGTTGACGGTCACCGCCGCCACGAACAGATCGGCCGGGCAATCGCAAAGGGTGCACCACTCCAGGACGAAGACGGCATCGTCTGGATTGACGTTGTGGCATTCGTGGGTAACGACGCCGACCGAACCGCCCGAGTGATCAGCAGCGCAAAGGGCCGCCACCTCCGCCCGCTTGAGGTCGCATTCGGCTATGCCAAGCTCGCAGGTTTCAGGTGGGAAAACGAACGTATCGCCCGCCTGGACAATGTCTCGCCGCAGTGGGTCGCCAAGATGCTCGCCCTGGCCCACGCAAACAGCGACGTACACGCCCTGGTCCGTTCAGGCGTTGTCAAGGCGTCCACGGCCATCGACGCAATCGCTATGCATGGCGAAGGTGCCGGCGCGTTCTTGCAAGCCCAGTTTGACAAGGCCAAGGCTGCGGGCAGATCAAAGGTGACGCCCAGCACCATCCACGGCCGCGCCCTCCCCCGCAAAGTCCTCTCCCCGCTCATCAGCGGCGTGGACTCCTTCATCAAGGGGCTGGACGCGAACCAGCGCGCAATCCTCATCGACATCCAGGAGGGCCGCGTAGCCGCAGACACCATCACGGTCAAGACGCAAGATCTGCTGGACCTGTTCGAAGCCCACGGAGCCGTCGAAACCGTCCGCGCCAAACGCGCCGAGAAAGCCGCCAAGGAGGCACAGCAAGCCGCCCCCGATACACAGGCACCTATAGACCTTCAACAAGAGGAAGCCACTGCATGAGCGCCCTTACCGAAAACGAATTCCTGCGCGACGTGGCCGATCACGTCATGGAGGTCATGCGGGATGAAGGCGTGTACCGCCACATCCGGTTCCGCGAGCCCGGCACGATGTGCATGCACTTCGATCTGATCACCTGGCCGGGATACCTCTGCTACACGGGCGACATGGGCACCTATGTGTTTACGCGCTTGGTCGACATGTTCGAGTTCTTCCGCACAGATCGCGAATACACACAGCGGTGCGGGCGCCGACTGGCAGTCAATCTGTCGTACTGGTCCGAGAAGCTTGAGGCCGTCAACGGCAGTCGGCGCGGCGGGGCTGCCGAAGAGTTCGACCCGGCAAAGTTCCGCAAGGTCATAGAAGAGTATCGGCTGAACTGGATCCGCGGCGATGCACGCAGGCTGTTGACCAAGGACGAACGGCGCGAACTCTGGGAGGCAGTTGACTGCCACGTGCTGAACCGTATCAATGACGGCGAGCACTACGCCTGCACCGCCGCAAACGACTTCAATTGGACCCCGTCCCGCTATACCCCCGGCCCTGGCCGTACCTGGTTCTTTGACGATCTTTGGGAACACAACTTCAACGACTACACGCGCCGGTTCCGCTGGTGCTGCTTCGCCCTTGCCTGGGGCATTGAAACCTACGACCGCAGCAAGGAGGAAGTCACAGCATGAGCGCCCCCGAGATATCCATCCCGTTGAAGTCGTGGACGCCGCCATCAATGGCTGGTTCAGCACCCTGCCGGACAGCCGGGATCAGCAGGAGCATTTCCGTATCCGCATGCGCGCCGCCCTCGCGGCGGCGGGCTATACCGCCGCTCCTGCTGCTGGCGATGCGCAGGATGCGCGGCGGTATCGCGGCTGGCGCGACGCGATGATGGCCGAGGACACCGAGCTCCGGCAGGCCGTCGCCGCTGCCCTTCCCTGCGACGTAGGAGACACGCGACCGCCGACCGGCGCGGAATGGGATGCCGCCATCGACGCCGCCATTGCCGCCCAGCGCGGTAAAAGGGGGTGAACGATGGTGCCCGACCATATTTTCGACAGGCCCGCCTAGTGCGGGCTTCGCTTTGGAGATTCAGATGAACGAGTATCTATCGGCGTCTGACCTGGCCGAACTGGTCGGGTGCAGGCCGAATCAACGAGCAATGATGGCGCGCTGGCTCGACCGACATGGATGGCGCTATGCCATCGACAAGAATGGTGTCCCGCGGGTTCTGCGGTCCTATCGAGATAAGAAACTTGGAGTATCAGATGGCCCGCAAAAAGCCAGCCTCACCGGCGCGCCAAACCGAGAAGCGTTCGCCCGCATGGGAAAAAACCGCAGTACCCCGGCTGTACAAGCGCGTCGGTAAGCAGCGCATTAGCTGGATCTACAAACACATGGATGGCCGGTCCCAAACGTTGGCGTCATGTGATGTCGGGGACCGAGAAGCACGCTTTGCTGCTGAACGAAAGGCGAGCCGAACCGCCATTGAGATTCAGGAAGGCGCAGTGGTTGCGGGCTCGGTCGCCGACATGATCGAGCGATTCGAACTTCAGGTAGATCCGGAATACTACGCAGACCAATCAAAGGACGGCCGCAAGATCCGAAAAGCGATGTACGAAAACCTCGTCAAGTTCTTCGGGAAGATGGGGCCGGCACAGTTGACCACCCAACACGGCTATCAATACCTGGAGGACCGTGCCGCAGGCGGCGCCCCCATCAAAGCCAATAAGGAAATAAGCCAGTTCTCCGTCATCTGCCACTACGGGGTGCGGTGGGGCCTGCTCGCAGCCAACCCGTTCATCAATATGATGAAGAACAGGGGAACGGCGGAAGCCAAGGCCGTGCCGCGCAGGCTGATCCTTCGGTTCTACCTGTGGGGCCTAAAGCAACGGCAGAACTTCCGCACGATGGGATGCGCTGCCATGTTCACCTATCTCACGGGCTTTCGCTCGTCCGAAGCACGGCCATTCTTGAAGTCTGGAATTCAGAAGGATGCCGTACGCGTCATTGCGACGAAGCGCCGGAAGGGCGAAGTCATCACCGAAAAAGAGCGGACTTGGTCCACGCGGTTGCGCTGTGTCGTGGCCCGTTCTCTCGACCGTCAGGACCAAGACAGCCCGTACCTGTTCGCGCCAACGAAACGAAGCGGTTCCTATACACGATGGGGATGGGCTTCAACCTGGAAAGATGCCATGCTGGCTTGGATTCAGACCTACGATCCGGCGGTTAGCGAGAAGAGCCTCACTGCGCACGCGATGTACTTCAATCTCCAGGACATTCGACCCACCGCAATCACTTCGAAGCTGCAAAAACGCGAGGCAGATGCATACGATTTTGCCGCACACGCAAACCCTGCGACCACTCACCGGCACTACGACCGACGACGCGTAAAACGCGCTTCCGCGACTGAGTAA